TTAGATAAGGTACTGGCGCATTGTTTTCAACGCATTCTTTTCAAGTCTGCTCACCTGAGCCTGTGATATCTGTATTTCATCTGCAACCTCCATCTGTGTTTTTCCCTGAAAAAACCGAAGCTTTATAATATACCGTTCCCTCTCTCCCAGATGTTTCATTGCTTCTTCCAATGATAAATCTTCTATCCACTTTTCTTCTTTATTCGTCTGATCACTTAACTGATCCATTACATAGAGTGCATCTCCTCCATCATTGTACACCGGTTCCTGAAGGCTCATAGGTACCTGGATTGCATCCAGTGCAAATACAATATCTTCTTTGGATATTCCGATCTCCTCAGCGATTTCCTGTACTGTAGGCTCTTTCTGATTCTTCTTCATATAGTTTTCCTTAGCATAAATTGCCTTGTATGCAGTGTCTCTGAGTGACCGGCTGACTCTTATGGAATTATTATCTCTCATGTACCTTCTGATTTCTCCGATAATCATAGGGATGATGGTTGGAACACGAGAAAGTGCCTATTAATATATGCTAAAATGTATGTCTATGTCATCACCTGTGATAACCACTTTTTCAACACACTCTTTTAGCACCTTGTTTTTCTCGGAATCCGTCAGTGTATCCCACACGTTGGACATCTCTTTTATTTTCTCTATCTTTTCTCCACGTCCGGCTTTCTCCCGGATGTCTTCTGCCTTTAATTCTTCCCGTAGGTTTTTCAGTGTTTTTTCTTCTGCTTGGATGACATCTAAAAGTGTATCAGTGCCGGAGTTACCGCTTGCATACAATGTGTATAGTCGTTTCAGTTTTGCTTCGCTTAGTGATATCTCTTTTTCTATCATCTTCCGAGTGCTTTCAGATTCATTCTCTTTTTCTTCGACATTAACGATGAATCGTTTAAAACAGTCCTCTACTTCTTTTTCTACCACATCTGCCCGCACCTTTTTATTCTTGCAAGGGTTGCCTGTCTTAGATATATGCTCTTTTCCCTTGTACTGTGAGTAACATACTATCTTGGTGTACTTTCCCCACTTCTGCATCCGCATTTTAGTACCGCATTTTCCACAGTAGCACAACCCGGTAAGCATATACTTGTTGCTCACATAAGCATTTGTGGATCTCTTTTTTATCTCTTCCTGTACTTCGTAGAATAGTTTTTCATCTATGATCGGTTCATGTAATCCTTGGTACACTCTTCCTTTGTACTGTATTTTACCTACATAGGCTATTCGCCTAATAATATTCGATACAAGCTTCTCCGAATGCATCCCGAGAATTTTTTGAATCCTATCACACGAATATCCGTCCCGGAACATCTGGAAGATAGCTTTTACCTTTTCCGCTTCTTCCGGGATGATATGTAATATCCCATCGTTCCTGTCGTACCTATATCCATAAGGTATCGTACCGCCACCCATCCACAGTCCACGCTTTACACGTTCCACCATCCCGGCTCTTGTACGCATATAGATAACCTCACGCTCATACTGCCCCATGACAGCATTAACGCCAAGCATTACACGATCCATCGGTGTCTCATTCCGCAAATCCTCTGTAGCTGATACTACCTCTACATTGTATTTCGGCAAGAGCTTACTCACAAGCGTAAGAGTATCTACAACATCACGGCTCATTCTATCAAGCTTATAGATGTATACTGCCTGTATTTCTCCGGCTTCTGCATCCTCCAGAAGTTTCTGTATGTTCGGCCTTTGAATATTGCTCCCGGAATATCCCCCGTCCACATACCATCTGGCTATCTTCACGCCCCTTTTCTTGGCAAGTTCCTTTATCTTATCTTCTTGGACATCAAGGCCATACTTTTCGGTCTGTGCTTCTGTAGACACTCTCATATAACCTACATTTATTTTTTTCATGTCAATTCTCCTTTCAATTAAAAAAGAATTGACCAAGATTCTATCAAGGTCAATTCTAAAATATCACTTATGTTTTGTCAACTTCTCTGAAAGAATCCTTTTTACCGCTTTGTTATGAATTTCATAATTTGTAAGTTCTTCTTTCGTCACCTGTTTACCATTCACAAAAACTCTTACCATCCGCATCACTCCTTTTCGGTAGTATTCCCATGTTTGTGTCTTTTTATTCCGAATAGCCTTTCTGCCATCTTTCCATCGTCATGTTCTCCCCAAAGTATCCACCTATACATTTCATCCAAGACTTTCCTCCGATATCCCTGGAAGTCTTTCCTTGCAATCGGTATCCAGTATCTTTTGCTTATATAGTCATATCCGATTCCTGTTATAAGTGAGAAGAACAATATGCCCGACAAGTCATTATTCGCATTTTGACACCATTTCAGTAATTCAAGCTGATCGTTTCCACGCATCCTCTGGCATTCGTTCAACATCTTTTTTTCATCTTCTTCGCTTATGTAGTAGATGTCTTTATGTGCCCCTCTCAGATATTTGTCTCTTACTCCGGCCATTAATCAATCCCTTCCTTCTTGCATATCCTAATACATCGCTTTTGACCAAATAATAGTTTTTCTTTCTTTTTACCGTATTTTCCTTTGTTTTTTCTTCAAACGCATTCATCATTAAGTGCATCCTCTAACGCTTTTTTCTCTATTCATATCTGTCAACCACCTCTAACTTCTTCAAGTCCTCGATAAGCCACGGTTCGTCATCTTCCCATTTGACCATTGGAAAATCAACATTGAAGTGTCGATTCAAACTCAAACAACAATCACCAATCCAATTCCAATACTTTTCCCCTTTTCTTGGCTGTGTTTCATATACAAACACCTTGCCATTTTTATCTCTTGCAATGTATCTACGCTCTTCTCTGAAATACTCCAAAAACGCTCTATCTCTCTTACTAATCACTGGCTTTTCAATGTACTCCTGCTCTGCCCACTCTCTTATTTCCTTTACACAATTAGGAGGTGCAAATAAGCATTCACTGCAAGCAATACTACCGCACTTTACTATACGTTCACTTCCTTTAGTTACTGCAATACTATCTCCACTACAAGCAACCTCCATGATCTCTTTTTCAAACTTCTCTTTATTCTTCATCTCTTCCACCCTCTTTCAACTTGTGTTTAATCTCTTCTTTTTCTTCCTCGTTAAGTGTTCCGCCATAAATCCAATATACCAAATCAAAACTTACAAATATGTCATTTCCTTCGAATCTAATATATTTAGGTTTCTTCCCAAAATGAACTTTCATCAATCTCACTCCCATTCACTTTTCACAATTTCAATGGCTTTATCCATTCCATCTCCGTATCCGTCATAATACTGGCACGTATCCGCTTCGCAGACAGCTATATCATCATCTGCCTTATCGGATAGTACTTGTAGCTTTTCGATAACCTTATCTAGATCATAGGCTGTCGGACTTCCAACTATGTATCCTATCGCAAGGCTCATTCCCTCTATAACATCCAGATTGTATTGGTATTTCATACGGTCCATATCAATTCTCATTCTTCTTATAAGCTTGTCCGCATCAATCAGTCTCATAATTACTCTTCCTCTCTGTAAGGTTCCGGCAATGGTGTCCACTGAACAACATTGGCTAGAACAGGAAAACCTGTATTGGCATTTATCCAGCACTCCATGTGATCAACGATTTTAAAATAAGCGAATATGCACATTCTGTCCTCAATGCTGCATTCAATATCGGCTACTACAATCTGTCTATCTTTTGGTAATCTCTCGCTGCATGGAATCCATTTGCCAAAATCATTATTTTCCTGCTCTATCAATTCAAAACACTGTTCTTTCCACTCAAGCACATATCCCAGAGTGTAAGAGCCATACCCGATGTAATCTTCGTTATTGCCTATCTTTCTATACTTAATAGCGTAATATGGTTTTTCTTTCGTCCCAGTCACTACAATGTCAATGCTGTCTACCTTTATCTTTTCCTGTTCTTTATTTCCCGTTGGTGCATATGTATTATCCATGCTATTCTCCTTTCTCACTCAGCTCTTTTATCTTTTCGTCATATTCTTTAGCTGGAACGATTATGGCGCACAACCTAACATTGTTTCTATCCACGCCGTGATTTTTGAAATGGCAATCTCTTTTTAGGTTTACATACTTATCGCCGACACAATATGCAAAATCTATCCGGCAGAACGGGTTCTCTCCTATTATGTAACTCTCTATAATAACTCCGTTCCCATAATCTCTTAGGTATTCATAATATGCCCATAGAGGTTTATTTTTGTCTCTTTCAGATACGATCTCGCCAGTGCTTCTGTCTACCAAGTACATTTATTCCACCTCTTCATCTGCCGGAAATTGAAAAATATTTTCCTCCGCAAACGTTTTTAAAAGTTTTTCTATTTCATCTGTTTTCCGAAAACTCATAGCCATAGTGAGTGAGTTCATTCCGTGGATTCTTATTTTGCACCATGCGTACCTGTTTCTGCACATTTCCATAGCCTTAATAGCTTTTTCTTCAGTGGAATAACTGGCAAGCTGAATATAATCCGAACTTCCCAAATCGTTTAACGGATATGCAACCACCGTTCTGTCTAGGTGAGCAACCACGGCTTGTTCATAAGGCACATCATAGCATCCATCTTGACTAATTATTCTCATTGTCTTCTTCCTCCTTTACATAATCCGGGCATTTTTCCATGTATTCATGAAAACGTATTCTATCGCACACACTATTGCGATTATTGCAGTATTTGTAATGCTCGCATTCTATGCAACATTTGAACCTCTGCTTTCCGTACTTTTTGCATTCATATCTGCATCCCATACGCTCTATCCTCCCAATCAATATATCTTCCGCATTCACTACAGTATTTCAGTTTGTGTTCTTCCGTCACTATATATTCATGTCCGCAACATGAGCATTTGAAATCGATATCTCCCGTGGATTCATCCAAGATGATAGGCCTTGTCGGGAGTTTATCGCAGTCTTTCAATGCTTTCTTATATCCGTCCAGATATGCTTCTTTCTTTGCAATTTTTGTTTCATTTGTTGCAAGTACTATCACTATGCATACCATAATCATGCATACTATGTAGCATACTAATTTCATAATTCGTTCCTTTCTCCCTATCTAATTTCCGATATATATCGGTCTACCAGTTTTCCGTTAACATATTTTTCTGTTACTTCTACAGTCACAGAATCTCCTTTTTGACTGTCAGCGAAACTTGGATCATTCATCATTCCGCTTGCATAATCGTCTTCCTCATAAGTCAGTCCGTCATATTCGACCTTTATTTCCCACTGCCATCTTGGAACATATGCGAACCACTTTCTCATATCTATGTAAGTAATGACCGCATCTGCATTTTCATAAGAGTATCTAATTTCGTCCCTGGTTTCTGTCGAATTACTATCAGCGCACCCAGTTAAGCAGATGCACATCAGAATCAAACATATTATTTTCTTCAATTTCTCACCTCTTCTCCTTAAAAATGGGTAAAAAAATACCAACCACCGAATATTGATGGTTGGTAGATGAAATTATGCTTCTTTATACCGTTTCAAATCTGATTCGTCTAGCTTTTCAAAAACAAATCCGCAATCAAGACATATATACCTTTGCGTTTCAACCGACATTATATGTGCAGGTTCTGTACAGGTTACATTCCCTTGCTTACTTACTTTTTCTGGAATTCGTTTTGTTAAGGCTGTACTTCCACTAATTCTTTCGGTATTTTCGCTTTTACAAAATGGACATTTCATTGGCATTTTCCTCCCCGTATATTTGATACGGGAATTATACCATTCCAACCATCAATATTCAATTGTCAAGGTACTGTTATTTGTTACTTCAATTGCTTACTCCATCTTTGTTTCTTTTCATTAATCGGATATTTCTGTTTTTCTGGGAATAAGCTCATTTGACTCGCCACTATCTCTCTTGGTCTAACCGGCGTATTCCAATCAGATCCGCCAACCTTATCAGCTTCGCAAGTCCATCCAGTCGCCTTAAGACTTGCGCCATTCTCGGATTCAAGAATATATGTTATAATTTTTGAATATCCCATTTCTTTTGCGATTCGTGCGGCTCTGCTATATAGAAAACTACATATATCCTTTTCTCCAGTTGTACATAATCTAAGCACTTCTAATGTATTGCCATCGTCCAATACTCTCGATACAGGTCTGCCAACTTGAACCACTCCAACAACTTTTCCATCTATTGTGGCTGCAATTCTAAATTTATCTCTATGAGCTGCTTTGTGATGTCGATGATATGTATTTATATAATCTTGTGCTTCTTTCAACTCCATAGGTCTTGCTTCTATATGCATTCGTTATTCCTTTCTATACTTCTTCAAAATCTCTGTAATTGCTTTCATGTGTTCCGCTACTTCCGGCAAATCTTCATCACTGATTCTTGTCAATCCGCCTTTTCGGAATATTTCAATATCCCATAAACTTTCCTTAAGCTGCACGAATTTTTCTGCCAATTCATTTTCTTTTTCAGCGTTGAAATTACATTCGTAAAACGTTTCATACCTGTCGTGATCTCCGAACTTATCTGTCACAAACTTTGTTCGCTTCGGAGTAATTCTGATGATTTTTGCCGGAGTAATTAAAGCGTGACGGAAGCCACATCTCCATCCGGCTTGGACGGTTCTCATAACTCCTACCACATCCCCAACTTTCAATGTGTCTTTGTCTATCTTTTTTAATTCAATGTGCAATCCGTTCTCTCCTTTCCCTTAATCCCAAAATATATCATCTTTATCTTTTCTGTCGTAACCACATCCAAATACTCTCCATCTCCAATTTGCGGAAATGTAAAAAATGATAAGATTTAGTCCGATTCGCATTTGCCACCAATCAGCATCTTTAAATATTTCTATTCCACCTAATAAGCTGTATTTTTTAGTAGTTCCAATAGTAACCGAAAAATGATTCCTTTTACTTGGAATTTGTATATAATCTTTCCCTTTTATAACCATCTTTCAATCCTCGCCCTCTAAATCTGTCCTTTCATGTAACATCCCCAGAATGTTCCCGATCTCTTTCCGCTGTGATGTCCAAATAATGGTTTCTGTCCTATAGCTTTCCAAACTTTCTGCGCCGGAATATCCGTTTCCGCCCATTTAAAGATCAACACTCCATCTTCTTTCAGAACTCTCATACATTCCTGGAATCCATCATGTAGCATTTCCGGCCAGTGTTCGTCCAGTCTTCCGTATTTTTTAGCAAGCCATCCGGTTTTTCCGGCATGTCTCAAATGTGGTGGATCAAACACAACCAGGGAAAACGATTCATCTTCAAATGGAAGATCCGTAAAGTCACACTTTATATCCGGCTTCACGATACATGTCCTCTCTGACTGTCCGTCTCCACTTTTCCAAATTCCAGTTAGCTCTTCTTCTCGGATATCGCAATATACTGCTGCCGGATGTTTTTTGTTAAACCAGATCGTTCGTGATCCGCACGTTACATCAAGTATTTTCTTGTCTTTATTTACGATCACTGCATACCTCCAATAAAATCAAATATATCCATTTGCCCCATCTGCTCCCATGTTTCTGTACCAATTCCGCACGTTTCTAACGCATCTTTATACTTCACCCCGTTGCTTTCAAGGTTCATGCAGATTTCATAACATTTCGGATGTGTTACGGACATTCTCTGAAATCTGTTTGGCTCTTCTTCCAGGTGTGCTCCAAATCCACAGAACATACATCCTGTCCGTTGTTCTCCTGTCGTATAATAGTTACCTTGCTGATCTTGCTTAATATCTCCGTACACAGAGCATATTTCCACATCATTTTCGACCACGTATCTTAATACATCCTGTCTGTTCCAGAATCCTAATGGCTGCGACTTGATTTTATTCCCGTCATACACATTACAACCTGTGCTTGCGTATAGATGCGCTCGCATGAATCCCTCATCCTGTGTTGTGCCTACATACGGCTTTCTTCCAGTTCTCTTTTCATATTCCTTAAACGGCTTCTTTTTCATCTTGTCGCAACATTTCTGAGATGTATCGAATTCAACATCAAGCAAAAATCTCCACTTTTTAGGAAGCATACCAAACTTTCCACGTTCATCACCGTTTAGCAAATAATTGCGATACCTCTCACTCAACTTCCCGTGTCTCAACTTTTCAATTTTCATTGCCGTTTCTTTCGAAATCAGCGGGAAACCGTGCTGATCCACAATTTGTTTAAAAGTGATCCTTTTCCCGTTTTTATCTCTCGGATAGATTTCTTCAAATGCTCCTGGTGCTTCCCTTGCGAATCTCACGATTTCTGGAAATTCCAAGCCTGTATTAGAGAACACTGCCGGAACATCATTGCCTAATTCTTTTCGAATCATATGTAGCAGTACTGTGCTATCAAGTCCACCCGAATAGCTTAGATACACTTGCCCCGCCCAGTTGTAATGCCATTCTCTTATGCGTGTCTCTGTAAGCCGGAGCTTTGTTTCATAAGGAAGATACTTTCTTTGGGCGAACTGCCAGTCATTTAGTTTCAAATCATCTTCTTGTATATACATCTTCTCGAAAGGAGCCGATATATCTTTGCCCGGCCGGAGCTCCGTACTCCTTTCTGATTGTTTTTAATCCAACTCTGTATTTTTGTCTACAAAATCAATTAAGCCAAGTGGTGAAATGTCTTCCAGTTTGTATTGCAGTCCATCACACAGTTCTTTGTTCTCACATTTGTCACAGTCAATTTCTATTGAACTGCAATATTCGGCTAACTCTCTGATTCTCATACCATCACCTTATTTTCTCCTGTGTTCATTGTTACTCCTTTACTACGCATCTGCGCTCAGTTGTTACATAATATTTCCCATCGTGTTCAGAGCACCATTCTCTAAGAAGTTCTTCTTTTTGTTCATCTGTTGTTCTTTCACGTTCAATCTTTAATGGTTTTCCATACTTCACAATATGTGTTTTTTCTTCTACTACCAACAGATACCATATAAATTCCGTCTCAATCGGCTTTTTCTTATGGTCTGCTTTCCACTGCTTCGCTATCTTTACTGCTTCATCGAAATTTTTACCGATTCCGATTACACATGCACCGTTAGCTTGAATCTCATGAACAGGGCATTCACTACATGCGCGTCCTTTGCATATATTTCCAAGAATTTTCGTTAATTCTTCCGCACTCATTTCTTCTACTGGTTCAAGCATTTCATCTGTCCAATAGGCGACTCCCATTTCTTCTATCGCATAACTAGTAATTCCCACATCCGAAATTGTTACCGTCTTTCCTGCAAATTTTTCCATGCTTTTTGTAAGCATATTACTTCCATATATTTCATACGCTTTCAAGTCGCTTCTTACTTTTACCTTATCTCCAACCTTATATTTCACTTTCTATCCCTCCTAAGCCAAAACTTTCGTTTCTTCTTTTCCTGTTTCTCTTTCTGTTTTTTAGACCACTCCGCAAGATATTGTTCCTGCTCCTGATCCTCCTGTTCCTGTCGTGTCACTATGTCACCTCTTTCATCAATTCCTCTATATACAGATCCATACTGTGAACCAACTTGATACAATTTCCATGCAATGCATGGTTCTTCCATGAATTATATTTCTCGTAGAATTTTTCTTCCGTGAGTTTCCCGGCTTTCACATCTTTTACAAGTTTTCGAAATTTCTTCTTATTCTTCCGCTTGTTCTCTCCGGTTAGTTTCCGAATATATTTCCCATCGGCCGTCATATAATGATGGAACCCTAAATATCGCATTCCTTTCCTAAACGGTATGATCTGTGTCTTTCCGTTCAATTCAAGTCCAAGTGTTTTTAGCATTTCTCTGATACATTCCAAACACCATTTCAAATATTCCTTATCTTGATGAATCAAGTAGAAATCATCCATATATCTTCCATATTCAGTAATTCCAAGCTCGCCGGTTTCCATACAATCTACTGCATGGACCATAAGCAAGGCATATACCTGTCCGGCTTGATTACCGAGTGGCAAGCCAGGATTCTCGCTACTATCAATCAGTGTATGATTCAGCCATGTTGTGTACGAATCTTGGAAGAAATAATCTACAATGTCTTTCAGTATTTCATGATCAATTTCGTAAAAGAAATGTCTTATATCGCATTTCAATATCCATCCGTCTATTCCATGTCTCTGATAGAATGATTCCATGTGGTTCCTTAATCCATCTAATGCATACAGTGTTCCTTTTCCTATTTGTCCGGCAGAATTGTATTTTATAAATACATTCTTCAATTTTGGATGCAGAATGTTGTCACAGAGTATGTGTTGCACTACCTTATCTTTAAATGAACATGATTCAATTACTCTTTGTTTCGGCTCATATATTTCGAACCGGTTATACGGAGCAACTGTATATGTCTGATTATCTAACTGCTCTTTTAGGATATTGATTCCGTCTAAAGCGACATTAGAAAATCTTGCAGTGCTGCTATTAAATTTCTTGCCAGACTTAGCTTTTCGATAAGCGTAATACAGATTCCCATAATCCGTGACAATTTCTTTATCCATTGGTACTCCTTTATATTTACCTCTATGAGGACGGTCCGTTTCCTTTTTGTATCTTTCCCGATTTCGGCTTGATGCCTACTCTGACTCCCTGTTATACAGAATGGGCGCACCCCGTTACTGTTGTTGTAGTTATTGTTGTTGATGTTACCGGACGGAGAAACAACCGCTTAACGGAAACGAACCTAAAGTGCATTTATCTTTGCCGGTCTTTGGTTCTCCATGCAATAGCCATGTGTTTTACATCAGATACCAACTTTGACCAATATTCCACGCTCTTTTCACTGATGATATTTAACTCATAGGACATCTCTATGTAGAAAAGTAGTTCATCGCAATATGTAATTGCTTTCGTCTGCATTTCAAGTCGATCTCTTTTATAATTCTTGATATCCGTTCTATTTACTTCAAAGAGCATTTCGTAGATTTCCATTGACTTATTCTGCATTTTATCAACAAGCGAAAATCTATATTTCTTTGGATATCGGTTGGCATTGCTGGTTACTTTCAATGTATGAGTGGCCAGTTCTTTCGCCTTTTGAATTACTTTCAGCTCATTTTCTGCCATTAATCATCATCTTCCTCATAAGATTCAAAGATTGAAGAGGAAAAGATACAAACCGGGCGCACCCCGTTACAGTAGTCGTAGTCATTGCCGCGGACGCCACCGGACGGAGAAACAACCCGAATATAACTTGTATCATCATTGCATTTTGTGCTATCTGGCGTAAGTGTCCACCACCATTCACCTGTATTCGGCAGCAACTTTCGATATTTACGATATTCATCCACCGAAATAAGCGATACATAGTCTTCGCACGAACCATACTCTGTCTGACCGTCCATAGATAATAAGTCACGTGTGAATTTGAGAAGTCCTCCTTCTCCAACTGCTTCTTCAATCTTTCTACGGAGTTCCGTATTAAGTTCCTGTCTCAAATCGCTGGAATCCCAATTGTTGCAGTCTGTATCAAATTCTCTACTTTTCCCATAAAATTCATCCGAAATTACCAAGTATCCTTTTTCAAGCTTGTCCAGCACCAGCCATTTAATTCCGGCAACTTCAATTGTCTTTCCAATTTCCGGTTTCTGGTATTTCTCTTTTAACTGCTCATAGGCTTCATTGAGCTTTTTCAGATTTTCTCCAAATTCTTTTAATGTCATCATGATTTATTCCTCCTCAGCTTTGGATACAAAGATATTAGATTTTAAGATACAAACTGGGCGCACCCCGCCACTGTTGCGGTAGATATAGTAGTTGAAGTCACCGGACGGAGAAACAACCGCTACTGAATACTCCCATCCTCTTTCTTTCGTGCTCCAAGATGTGCAAGTCCAGTACCAATCCGGTAGGTCTTTGTTTACAAGCAGATCATTGTATTCACGTGCTTCGTCAAATGTCAGAGGTCTTACTTTGGTCAAGAGTTTTCCAAATACTTCCTGTCCATCAACTGTTACTAATCCGGCTTCATTTGTACAAATATTTTCTTCTCCGAATTCATCAGAAAACTTATTGAGAATTTCGCACTCGCACAGTTCTCTTAATGATGATTTCCTGTATTCCGTACAATCATCATCAAATTTCACATCTTCACGATATAAGTCTTCTGTAATAACTGCAGTGGAATCTTCTTTCTGTTCCAGCACAATAAATCGTCCAATTCCAGTATCAAACTTCCCACCAACCGGGATATCTTTCAGCATCACTTTGTTTGTCTGGTCTTCTTTCTCGATAGCTGCTACTAATTTCTTAGCTAATTCCAATACATTACTTTTTCTCATTTTTACTTTCCTCCTGTTTCTTTTTCCAATATTCATACGGATCCGCATAATGTGATTTCCGTTTAAACTCCTCAATAGCCTGTTCCTGTCTTGTCACAAAGTCACATCCGAACAGCGTTCTTTTTGCTACGTCTTACTATTCTCCGCTTTTTCTTTGTTTCTCCAGGTAATTCCGCTTTAGCACTCGCCCAACTACAGTCTGCCAAAGGACAGATAAAACAGTTTGGATAAGTGCATCCATCCGGTTTTTCCATGTTTTTCCTCCTATGTAATAAGTTTTCTAGCCAGATCATTCATGTCATAGTTCCGGCCATCGAAATTATTGAATCCTTTTTTCTCTTGTCCGCTATCCTCGTACTGTCCCTCAGACACTTTTGTGAAGTTGTTCGGGAGTACAAACCAGTCGAATGTTATCTTCCAGTTTTTCACTTTTCCTTGTAAGTACTTGCTTTTCTTCACATTGTCCACTGCTTTCAAGACATCATCCAATCCGTTGCTTTCTAACCTTGCTTGCAAATTCTGATATCTCTTGGAAGTCTTTTCTATCTTCTTTACAGGTTTTATCCCGTATCTTTCCAAATCGTTCCAGGCTTTTATGACAGCTTCAACGGATCCATTGTCTTTCTCCGGTTTTTCTTCCTGTCTGGTCGGCTTTTCTTTTTTTTCATTCTTCTGTTCAGTCTGGTATCTTGCATAGTTATTCACCGTATATACGGTATATCGGTTTGTGGTTTTACATGTAATCTCACCTGTTTTTCTAAGATGCGAAAGTGCTGTCCTTAATTCGCTCTCAGACAACCCTGTTTCTTTCGAAAGAACGGATGTCGAAGAGACAAATGATCCTCTTTTGATCTCTTCTCCACGGAAGCTTGCATCTTTCCAGTTGGCTTTTAACAACATGTGTAAGAACAACCGACACGTCTTTATATCTGGATACCAGTCCCATTCCAGTATCTTTCTGCTAAGTTTTATGTAATTCTCGCTCACACCTCTTCAATATCCACCTCAATTCTCGGATTTTTCTTATCAACATAGAATTCATCCGTGAATCCCACTATGTTTTTCCATCCATCGTCCTGCAAGACTTTGGTATCTACTAATGCGTCTTGGATGCACTTTCGCCCAAATGCGCTTACATTATCCAAGTCACGTCTCTTATCCGGCTCATACCATCGGTAGTGCATCCGTACCTTTCTTGTTATTCGCAATCTTCCGAATTGCTCATATATAGCTTGCATCACACGGGATTCATTATCTTTCTTCATATCCGCACCCTTGTACCTGTTTGTATTCAGCGCTCGGATATAATCATTCATGTTATTCAGCTTGCCTTTCACCATCAAAATGTAATGCATTGTAATCCCTACCTATCTTTTTCCAACTTTCAAACGTCTGCTTCATGCAGAGCCGTTTATACTGGATTGCTCTGGCTCTATGTAATTCTTTCCCAATGTATTCATGGAATGCTTTTTCATCTACCGGATCACCCGGAATTGGTCTGAATACGCCATCTCCATTATTCACAATACAGTCACCATTGTTATTCGCATGCTCTATCATTCTTCGAAAGATTCTATCAACATTCATGTCGTACGGACGTTGTATTGCGTTTCTATGTCCATCCGGTATTCGAATAAAATAGCTTTCTGCCGTCTCTCTATTCTTTCCCACCGCTTTTCTCCTTTCTGCCGGAGTGTGGCTTCTCCGGCCGTGATACAATATCTTGTGCTGTGCATATCGAATGGGTGAGATGATATGCGTTAGAACCTGTTAATAGTTCCATTTTTGCCACATGAATCTATATTTATTTGGTTACAACCTGTTCTTTCCGAACACCTGTATGAACCCTTCTCTTGTTCCATAGTGTTCTTCAAAATATCTCTGTGCCATCTGCTTGAGTTCTAAGTCCAACCCACTGTTTGGGTTCCCGTGTACGCTTTCTGGCGCAAATTCGTGTAAATGTGGTGCTAACGGTATCACAAATCCGTATTCTTCCGATTTTTTTCTGTACGGACCATAGAAAATGTGGTGTCTGTGACAGTTTGGACTTCCCGTAAAGTAGCAGTGCTCCATATCGTCAGTGAATACACTTTTAAGTCTTTTCGCCAATCTTCACACCCCATCTTTCTTTCATTTCGCTTATCTGGTTCGGTGTCATAGTCTCTATGCCAAGTTCTTTCGCTTCGTACACAGTCCCGTCAATCAGCTTTGACATTTCATCGGTATCGTAAGTATGTGAACCTCGCATTACCAGATTCACCCGGAATACTTTTCCTTTCTGATTGGTGGTTGTCCTAGATGTAGGTTGCAGATGAACAAATTCCACATTGTATGCGTCTATATCATCGTCCAATGGGAGCGGAACTAATGCACCGTTAATGGTTTCGTACTGTCCGTATTCCGCTATTAGCTTATTCTTTATGTATACCTTGCTGTTCCCGGTCGCATCTGCAATCTTTCCAACCAGTACATGAAAGTAAGAGTTTGCATCGAGACTTCTTTTTTTCTTGTATGCCTTAATCGTTATTGTAATCTGCTTACCTCTAAGGTTCTCAAATGCCTGTCTTGCGTCTTCATTTAGCGTCAGACTGGCTTTTTGCTTATTGGTGGCAAAATCCACCGCTAAGCTATCAAAAGTCCCTGTATAGTCCATTAATCATCACCATACTTTTTCTTAATCGCATTCAGCATCATTGCGCATTCTGTTTCTGTAAGTGTGTCCACCGTCTTTCCATTTCCGCATACCCAAGCTTCTAAATCAATGCCGTGTGCCGTACACTGCGTTTTAAGCGTTTTCTTTTTTGCTTCTGATGCAAGATTCTCTCCAGTTCCAGGAATCTGTGCTTCCAGTTTGTTGTATTCTTCTTTCAACCATAAGTTAAATCCAAGTCCAGTATGAATAGCCACGCACTTCACAAACGCTCTGCACATGCTGTTCCATACTCTCTGTTGGCTCATGGAGTTGTCCTTTACTGGATTTGCGCCGTTCATTACTGGCGTCTGCATCTCATACTCTTTATCGTCAATCACAACTTTTATTCGTGTTTCATAACAACGATTTGTATTATTGTTCTTGTCCTTAAACTCGATGTCTGTTTTTCTAAGGCTGCTTCCGGTTTGTGGATCAGGAATTGGCTCCCAATACACCTCGGTAGCACCATTCTGTCTCAGCAGTTCAATACATTTCGCCCAGTTCAAATACGTGAATCCATCTCGCTTTTCGCAATACTGGCTTACATCGACTTTCACTAATTCCTCGTAGCTTTTAAGTGCCATTTATAACATCCTCCTATACATGTCATTCAAGCAATCTTCGCATAGCTTCTCACCGTCTACCGTGTATAGATATTCACCCTCATACATCGGCACACCGCATGAGCTACAGTAAGTTACTGGTTCCGGCTCCGGCGGTATGGTCTTCCAATGGTCATATCCTTCAATGTTCTCCATCTTCATCCCATCCCATCATTGCGATTATATCTTTGCTGTCTATGTATTCGCGGTTCATTACATATCTCCTTAAAACTTCTAACTGTCCATGCATATAAGCGTATGATTCCATCACTTTTTCCGTGTTCAGTTTTTTACCAAGTTCTATATACGCCTGCATCATTGCCCTTGTATCGTTTTCTTTTTTCTCTTCCCCCATGTTCAAATCTCCTTTCATGTGTTATAATTTTTTTGAATGTTTTTCTGAGTGCTTGACTGGATTTTCCATCGGCACTCTTTTTTATACACATCCGGCTATCATAACCGCCAATGCGTATAGTGTTATCACAAGTGCTATCCTGTAGTAGTTAAGCTTGTCTTCCATGCGCTCTACCTCCTACCCGATCATAAGTGTCAGCATTGCAATGAATGTGACTAACCATAAGCAACGCCAAAAGATTAATTTTCTTTTCAACTTGCGGATGATCTCTGTTGCCATTGTCATGTGTGCTTTTCCTCCTGTTCCTCAGATTTGCGAATTACAGGAGAATGTGTTATAATAAACCTGTATTCGCTAAGTGTTCTTTAGCGGTACACCGCCCTGTCTGGTATGTCGGTACCAGCGGGGCACTTTTTACGCCTTTTTTATCGTCAGACCGATTGTGTCTGACATATATCTATATTCTTTTTATTCTTATTCTTCTTTATATTCTTCTATTGTTGTCAACTGGCTTGCGAATTGATTGTTAATTGATTGTTATGTGGCTTGCTAACCGTTTTCACTTGACAAGCAGTTTTGCCTTATTTTTCAAGGGTTTTAGCTTGTCATTTGCTTGTCAACTGGCTTGTCAAAATTTTCGATTTTTTGAAAATTTCTTTAATTTTGGCTTGTCAATTGATTGTTATCTGAGTGTCGTTTGGCTTGCGACCAGTTGCCGTTTTGCCCTTATTTTTCAAGGGTTGTGGCTTGCTAAGTGGCTTGCGATTTGACCAAAAATCAACTGCTATTTTCGCATTTACCTTTTCAATAATTTGAATACATTGAAAAATAAATATTTTTAAGCTTTTTTACTGCCTTTCGTACCTGTTTTTTTCACCTTTTTATGTACGTTATTACCGCCAATGATGTTCCCGTTTTTGTCCAGTTCGTCCCAAACATAGCGTCCTTTGCCGGAGTTTCGCCACTGTGAAAAACCTCTCAATTCTCCGTAGTCAAGCCATTCTTTTATGAGTTTTACATGACTGTCTAACATGCACTGAACAGTAAATTCCATTGTTGTGCCAACCGGAACGGTCTCTGAACATGCAAGGGATATTCTTTCTCCCTGTGGTGTGTTTGCCCGAAGCGGTCTCTGACACGTTCCCATATCCCCGTCAAAAATCAGTGGAATTTTGCGCTCTTTCACAAAAATAAGACCGTCAATCTCCTTTTTGTACGCTTTGATTTTTGATGATTCACTACCTTTAACCTTGCGGAGCATTCCGCATGAATCTTTGAACATTCCTTTTATCTGGTAGTCATATACGAACGGTTTTCCGTCTTCGTATTTGTGGAAAATCGTCATTGATTTCTCTTCTACTGCATCTACACCCAGTGTTGCTACTTCATCCTCACGTGATGGTGCATCCGGTGCCTTTGATGCGATATAAGTCCGGTGAATCTCCTTATCCGCACACTGAGAACCTAATACTTCCTCGGTGAACGTTATTCTTACTTTTAATTCTTTCATGATGCTTTTTCTCCTTTTCAATTTGTTTTGGTTGCTCTGCTGAGCTAAGCATTTCTGTTCCATTTCATGGCTTTTCTTCTCTGTTCCATTTCTCGTCTGCGCCCCTCCGTTCTGTGCCCTTCCATCTCCTATCACCTCTATGCCCTTCATCTCCTATCACCTCTATGCCCTTCCGTTTCTACGCTATTCCAACTCACATCAACTCTGCGCTGCTCCATGCTATTCCGTTTCAGAGCTTCTCTCTTCAATTCCTTATCTTTTCGTGTCTGTTCATGCTGATCTGATACTTTTCTTATCCGTGCTAAGCGTCACAAAGCCATATCATTTCTTTTCTTGTCTCTGCCATTCATTTCCGTCTCAGTTACATTCAGTGCTTAACATTTCAGCTCCATAGCCTATCATCTCTTGGCTCTTCCATTGCATGTTGTCTTTTCTTCTGGATTCTCCTATACTGTTTATACAGGCACTGCCATGCCGAGTAATCCAGAAAGGAGTTTCAATTATGGTATTAAGTACTAATGCAGAAAATTTCTTAAAATACCTTTTGGATATCTATAAAGATACAAAAGAAAATAAGTTTTATTATTTCTCTTACATGGATTTCCCTAATCATGATTCTGCAATAGAGGAATTAGTCGAGAATCACTGCATCCATAAAACAAATAACATCAATGGGTGTATCAAAATCTCAGAAGATATTCTTCTTTAATCATTTCCCTGAGTGTCCTTGCTATCAGCCATTTCAGCAACTTCGCTCAGGGTTTCCCTTTTGCTGTTTACTAATTCCACAAACTGTTCAAATTCAATACCACCATCAAAAGAAAATTCTTGAATATTGATTCTCATGTCTACAGTCGGACACAACTCTCCGCTTTCATTTCTTGCGTGATAGTTCAGGTCTTCTATGCCGTTTGTGATGTATTTACCATCAATGAAAACGTTTGTGCTCTTTCCTATCTGCACCAATGCAAATTTAGGATTCATGTTGTAACCTCCTTTAATTAAACTTTGCTCTGGCAGACATCAGCTCAGCCAGAGCTTTTGTCATTTCGGCCAATTCCTGACTTTCATAAATAGATGCAACACGTTCTGTTTCTTTCTGCAAAAAGTTACACAGTTTTTCAATGGCGTTATCTACTTTTAAAAGTTTGTCCTGTTCCATGTTGTCACCTCCCTGTATTCATTATTCCGGCTATTAAAGCAAATATTGAAAGCCATAATGGAAAATATGGGTGCCTTTTTCTAAATGGAATGTGGCATATTTGAACTGAAATTACAGGGATACCAGAAAGTCTTTTCTTCTCTTTCCTTGCATTCCAGTAAAAGAAATATCCCTCTTTTAGATGCTGTAAACTATCCATATCACTTTTATCTGGATTCTTATGAATGCAAATTCTTACAACCCATCGTGGCTTGAATAATTTCATCTTTGTTATCACCTCCCTGTATTCAATTTATGTTATGCATTGACTTGTCCAATGTAGTAAAACAGAAGTAATGCCATTGCCAGATTTATTGACATCTGTGAACTGCAAGTCAAATATGGCACTCTCAAGAACAACCAGAACGGTTTTTCGATTTCTGTTACGATAAACGCCACAATCAATGCAGTTATCCCGTATACCGCGCAAATAACCGATGCAGTTATCATCTTTGTTATCACCCCTTTTTGTGTTATAATTTTTCAAATGCTAAAGAAAAGAGGTTTTATAATGCACGCAATTTTTAATTTCATGCAAGAATTATTCACAAGAGAAAATGTAACTTTTGCTATCGCAGTTTTCGGTGCTGTCGGAACCGCATGGAACTTGTTTCAATCTCGGAGAAAGATAGAATTTATTCCTATCGGCTTCAAGCTGAAAGATGATAATGAACTGATCGTTCACTTCGAAATCATCAATCATTCCAGAATCGCTATATCAATCGTGAATATCTCTTACTTGTATGATGGTGTCCATTACTCATGCTCAAAAGAGCGTGCTATTGGCGAGTCAATTTATCACGAACGAATGCGATTAAAAAACCTAACAGACTTCTATACACAACCTTTTCCGCTACAATTGGTGGGGCTCGGTGGTACTTCGGAATATATTCGATTTGAACTCCCGTCAGAAATTCATCCAGATTTTTCCAAACCTCAGACTTTTCAAGTCTCTGCCAATCGTGGAAAGGCAACTGAAATGAAACTTCTGCTAACTGATTCGGATTCATCCAGTTTACGTAAATCTCGTATTCCGACTTTAATCCGTTCGTTCTTTCAAAAATAGTTTCTACACAATTACCGCTCACTTTCTGGGATATTGGCTTTCCATTGCCTAATGGACTGTATTCCACGCTATCACCTCCTGTATTCACTTTTTACCTCCTAACGCTTTTTAAATCCTATATTTTAGGATTCTCTGTCCACAAAAATAAAGTCCATAGGAATACCAGAAAGTTCACTGATAATTCTTAACTGACTTAAATCTGGCTCTGTTTTACCTAACTCCCAATTAGTTACAGTTGCCGGAGAAACGCCAACTTTCTCAGCAAATTCTCTTTGTTTCAGCTTCGCATTAACTCTACATGCTGCTATGGAAATCCTCGGAACTTTGTAAGTCTCTACCATTTAGGTTCCTCCTTTCTTTATCTTATGTCTGTATTATAATCCTATTTTTTCGTATTGTCAATATAATAATTTAATTTTTTAGGATTCTTGTTGAATTTTTTAGGATTCTGTGATACTATAATAAACGTAGAGAGGAGGTGTTAACATGACTGAGGAGGAACAGAGAAAAATCTTCGCAAAGAACCTAAACTATTACATTTCCAATAGTGGAAAGCAACAAAAGGAAGTTGCTGAAGCGTTAGGATTCCCCCAAACAACTTTTAATACTTGGTGCACTGGCAAAATAATGCCGAAGATGGGAAAGGTACAGGCAATAGCTGATTACTTTAAGATTTTAAAATCCGACTTGATTGACGATAAATCATTCAAGGAACCATCAGAAGAATTTCTTGAGATTGTGGCAAAATTAGGTGCAGACGATGAACAGTTTCAGAAAATTATAATTGATTATTATCACATGAGCACAGACAGGAAAAAAGTTTTTTGCGAGTTTTTCAATACTTTCGTTTCTGGCAACTAAAAAGGAAAAGGGGACATTAAGTCTCCTTTTCCTTTTCTTCTCTATAGCACGCTTTGACAAAATAAAATACTAGTTTTAAATATTTTTCGCTTGTCATTGCGGTCACTGCTTCAAGAATCCGGTTTTTGTAATATTCTTGCTGTTTAATTTCGTCCACATAAATCCCTCCAATATCCCGACACGTCATTCCAGTAGCGATTACTTACATTATAGAACATATGTTTGTTATCTGTCAATGCTTTCACTGATAGCATCTTTTACCACAAGATAGATGTACCGCATTAGGCGAGGGTCACGGATGCCTTTTATCATCCGCTTGATTTCGTTTTCATAGGTATCAGTCCATGTTTTGTTGCTCTTGCTGTTCATTTCGTCCTTTCCCATTAAATTACCTCCTATCAATGGCTTGACAAGTGCCATTTTTGTTTTATAATGATACATTGTAATACTTAAATAAATTATAAATCGAAACTATAGTCAAGATGTTGGCTAAAATATCATATTTTTCTTATAAAAATAATGAAAAATAGCCAAGATATTAGCCTTTTCGACAGGATGTGACATAATGCTAACGAAAAATGAAATGCTGGATAACTTTGCACATAACATCGAAGAAGAGCGGAAAAACCTTGATTTTACGCAAGTTCTCTTCTCTAAGATGCTGGGTGTATCTGTGTCCACATACAAAAACATCGTTTCACGGAAGACTAATAATCTTGACGTTTTCTTAGCACTAAGGTTGTCACAGCTAACGCATAAACCTATCCCTGATCTCTTAGGGTGTTCTTCAAAGGAATACGAGGTATTGGGAAAGTACAGGCAATTGACCGACAGGCAACGTGCGTATATTCTTGGCAAGATGGATTATGAAATCTCTATGAAAGTGTTGGAAACGGATCCAGAAAACATGTTGGATGTTCTATGCCCCACTGGTGAGATGGCTGACGGTATGATATTGGATTCCTCACACGAAGAACGGATATACTGCCCGGAATACATAAAAAAGTACGGTGAGACGTTGCATTGTGGTATAAAGATAACGAGCAACCACTTGCTTCCTGTATATGTAAAGGGTGATATCATTTGCATATCCAAAAGAGTACCAAGAAACGGTGATACCGTGATTATTATACACAAAGAAACAGGACGTGCGTATATAAGGCGGTATGTACAGAGAAGTAAGACAAAGTTAGTCCCGATCAACGGCTTCGGTGATGTCATAGAAGTTGATCCGAATAGTTTTGAAGACATGGAACAATGGGTAAGGTTTGGAGTTGTGATTGCGGTATTAAGAAGATAGCATACTATGTATGCGGAGGTACTTATATGCAGAATAAAAAGGTCTTGGAATTAGATAGCTTTTTCGGGAAACTTGTTGCTTGTGATGAATATGTAGAGATTATTCCTATGTATGTAACAGATTCTCGAAAACAAGGGAGAAAATTCTATTATCAAAACATTAGCGGTATAACATGCAAGGAACCAAGTGTTTGGTGGGGACCTGGATATATACAATTTATAATTCCGGGAGAACAGGCCAAGCAAATAAAATGGATGGACAAAGGCTGGAAGAAGACGGTTAAAAATGATCCAAATTCTTTACTTCTTTCGGTTGTAGGAAAAGATTACAAAAAAAGATATAAAGAATTTATGGATTTTCTAAACAAAAAGATAAGTGAAAAACCAGAATCTACCGCAGAAATTGTAAATGATCTAAATCAGTTAAAAACATTGAAAGAACTTCTTGACTGTGGAGCAATCAATAAGCAAGAATACGAAGAAAAAAAAAGAAAAATACTTAATAGAATATAATCATAGCATACTATATAATGAGGGAGGAATTAAAGTGAAAAAGAAAAAAGGTGGATGTCTCAAAACTATACTTATAGTGTTCGGAGTATTCGTAGTAATTGGAGCTATAGGATCGTTGGCAGGAGGAGACAAAAGTGAACCCAAAAAAGTAAGCTCTTCTTCTGGTAAAAACGATGAAAGTTCTCAATCGGGAACAGTGGATGAGAAAAAAGAATTTCAGGTCGGTGAAACAGTATCTCTTAAAGACGTTAATGTAACATTAGTAAGTTCTACAGAATCAGCCGGAAGTGAATATGTGAAACCGGATGATGGAAAAGAGTTTTTGATACTTGAATTTAACATCGAGAACAATTCATCCAAAGATATCAATATTAGTTCTGCAGCGAACTTTGAAGCTTATTGCGATGATTATTCGTTGAATCAAGACATTCTCGGACAGCAAGCACCAGAAGCAGAGGGAAAGACGCAATTAGACGGATCAGTTGCTTCTGGGAAGAAGATGAATGGAATCATCGTATATCAAGTACCTACAGATTTTAAGAATTTCGAAATTAATGTTGCACCGGATTTCTGGTCAACAAAAGATATAAAATATGTAATTAATAAATAATTCAAAATCCCACTACTGGCGAGAAAACAGTAGTGGGATTTTTGGTATTGTATGTAAAGTGTAATGCTCTTATATTATTTTACGATGCCGGATAAGAGCCAGTAGGTCGTGATAAGTCCTACTTTTCCGTCCGGTGTAAGCTTCCTGTTGTTCTGAAACTTCTTCACACATGTTGTCAGATAACCTGTCCACCCCTCATTATAAGACAACTTCGTAAAGCCATATACGTCTCTGAGGGTACGTCTAAGCCATCTAATAGCCGTGATACAGTTGTGCGTCTGCCCCGACCATAAGATGTGTTTTTTAGCAAAATCCTGTGAGTCGACACCAAATTTGTTATCCTCAGATAATACTTTAGTGTCAAAACCTATGTTCATAGCTTTCTGCCATTCTCCAACACGGGCGTTTTCCAGGTAATATCTCTTGTCACCTTTCCAAGATTCATCTGTCGGTTTTACTGTTGTGGTCTGTGTAGAATTCGGTTTCTGCACAGGCTTTGCAGTACCACAAAGATTCTTATACACATAGTTCACATCCACATAACCTGGAATGCCTGGAATAGAACCCTTTGACGTGTACTGCCACATATCAATTCCGTTTACTCCGGCAGATTTAGAGCCGTAAGATGCAATCCACAGAGAATATCCCCATGTCTGACCGATATAGTTCTTATACCAAGATGTAGATGCATAGATTCCGGCTTTATATCCATGTGCCACCATTGCGTCACAAAATGCTTTTGCATTGGCTTTTGCAACGCCCTGTGTTCCCGGCTGTTCGCTGTCAAAATATACAGGCCATGCTGGGGAATGTCCTTTCAGAAGTCTTAATGCGTGGTTGATTTCTCCCCGTACCGCACCTGTAGTCTTTGCGTAAGAATACAGATATACACCGTAAGGGATGCCAAGACGCTCACATTCAGATACATTTCTCAGCCATTTTTTGTCATCCTGTCCTGTCCAATCTTGTCCATATCCGCATCTGATGATAGCACCTACAATGCCGGATGCTTTTACTTTCGCCCAGTCGATGTTCCTGTTATGTTCAGAAACATCGACTATCCTATTCAATATATCCCTCCTGTTTTAAGTGTTCTTTCGTTTCTGTAATCTCTGATGCATGATCTTTCACAAACTTTTCTGCATCTGTTTTTTCCATGCCGTAGTGTTCTGCCAATTCGTCTACAGTGTATCCGTAGGCACAGCTTTTGACTACTTCGCAAATGGTTTCTTCGCTCATAGCTGCCATATTTTTTCTCCTTTCCTGTTTGATAAGGAAATCATCTCATATTTTTCGACTGGCAATGTTCCCCACATTTTTAGGTTAATGCGCACCAGTTAACAAACATAGACACACTTGAATTGTGTCCGTTAACAGTACGAATAACGCAACTACTGGTGGTCGTACTTAAAACCTCTACTCCGAACGATTTTGTATTTTGCGATCCACCGGAAAGAGATATAAGTACAGTCGGAGCCTTTGAAAAAGTTTTTCCGAATTTTACAGTAGTATCTTTGTAAGTATTTGCAGGTGTTTCGATAAGAGACGTTGTGCCAAATACTGGGGCTTTTGCTTTTAATTCCGTAATATACGTCAGAATTGTTTTATTCCCTAATTCTGAAAATTTCCACGTAGATGCGATTCTGCTTTTAATCGCATCGAAAATAACACCAAGTTTTGTTCGATTTGTAATCGGTGTAGAATCTTCCACGATGATATCATCTGTATCATTTACTTCTGTAACTTGTGGAAGTTCTTTTATATATTTCCCATAAATTTTCTGCACTTTTTCATCAGCCATTTATATCTTCCTCCTTAATAGATAATGTTTGTGTAGCCATACTTTCTAATTCACTAATACGTCTTTCTAACTCGTACAGGTCATCTTCTGTAAGCAGTTTTTTTACATTTACGCCATTGTTCCAAATTGGCTGGCTTAATCCGAGTATGACTGGATTTGCATTAACATCTCCAAATTTAATATTTACAGACGTTCCAGATTCTGTCGTTTCTGCAGTAGCACTGTAAACAGTATAATCAGCATCATTAATGTTCCTTTTTAAATCTCCTGTCATAGCTCCACCAGCGGTCGGGACGTAAGGCTGTCCAGATCCTGAAAAGACTTCGTTTGCCGGGAATTCAATATCAGATTCGCCATTTACGCTTCTACTGCATCCACCTACAGTAATCTGTCTTTCTTTCCCCCATTGGTCAGTTATTATCCCATCCTGCCCGTCAAACGGTGTACCATTGATTTTAATATCGTTTTTCAGTGAAGTTGCTTTGATTTGAGACACATCAATATCAACAGATTCACTGCCATCTATAGTTGTTGTCCCTGTAGCATCGCCGGAAAGAGTTAGTTCAAACGGATTTGTTAATTTATTCGCTGTAGCAACGGAAAGCAGTTGTTTTAAAGTCCCGATAGAAATCTTTAGATCTTCTGTGCTTGTTTCTATGAGCAAGTAATCACTATCTGACAATGTTTTCGCTTCGTTCAACGCTTCAATGTATATCTGGTACATACTATCACCTACTTACTAGAGCATTCGACAAATCGCTTACCAAAGAGTTTACTTTTTCAACAAGTTTGTCGTATTCTGTTTTTTTAACGTACAGCTGATCTGTCTTTTCCGAAGAATACACTGTAGATTCACTCAACTGTGTATCATCGATTCCGACCTTTCCGGCTATAATTTGGTTAGCCTTGTCGATAGCTGCATTCGCTGTCTTTGACGCTTCTCTTGCGTCTTCGATAGCCTGTTGGATATTCGCCAAGTCTTGCTCAAAATCTTCTCTTGTAGCCAACGTCTTAAATGTTCCGGCTGAAAAACAGATAAATACTTTTTGGTTTTCGGCCACTTCGTCTATAGTTACCGCAAATTCACCGGGGAGCATCTTACTTGCGTCAAAATCTGCAAGTAGTCCCCTACGCATCTGTATAGCCATATTTTCTCCTTTCTATCCAGGGATCCATCTTACAAGAGAAACACCAGATGGTTGTGTCGGTGTCCCTCCACCGCCAGCAGAACCGCCTTTTGTATACCGTAAAACGTAATCCCATCCTCTCGAATAATTATAATATCTGCACACCCATATCTCTGTTCCCGTCTGATCCCCGGCTTCTGGATGTCCTCTTGTAGATGATGCTTGCACCATCTGACCACCACCGATGTACATTGCAGTGTGATATTTAACATTTAGTAGTACATCCCCTCTTTGCATTCCAGCACCAGTGGCTCTGTTGCAGCTTGCCGTTACATCCGTGAATCCGCAAGCACGAAAAACATTGTACATATTTCCCGTATAAGTAGCTCCATTTGATTTTACTGGAACTCCGGCTTGCTGCCATGCAGATATTACGAGTGATGAGCAATCATAATCTGGATTCCCCCAACGATTCGCTTGGCTGTAGCCATGCCTGTTGTCGTTGGCTATTCTGATAGCCCATTGAACCGCACTTTCTGTTTTTGTCATATACCTATCTCCTTAAAATGTCGTACCGCTTGCTGTTCTTCCACCAATCAAGTTTCCATTTTTAAATTTCAAATAACTTCCATCACTGAATACGGCCGTTCCAGTTTTTGCCGTATCACCGTTAATGGTTATTTTTTTTGCAGAAATAAGAAGTGTACCATCTGTACCTATTTGTGTTCCATTGGCCCCATGAAGTTGCGCATATCCACCATTTACTCTTACATAATCTCCATATCCATCTCTTACTTCTATTCCTCCGCTTGCCGAAGAAACGTGCCCTTCATATTCTCCTCCGGATGAATACATATCTATCATTGCGTTATGGATGTCTAGTTTTCTTCCGCTAGAATCTTCGGATACATAATGTCCTCTTGCATACACACCTTGATTATTCCATCTCCCTATTTCATTTCCGGCCGAATCTTGCATCGAAAGTACACCATTTTGGTTGTTATAACCGCCAAGCGTAAGTGTTCCAGAGTGTATCCAATCGCAGTTAATACCTACGGCAGAAAGTACATTAACTACTGCGTTTCCATTAGAATCAAGTCCGGCATTCCATGTTTTGCCACCATCTGTAGATACCGCAAAAGCATCCCCGACCATTTTCCAGATAATGTTCGAATCTTCCAGTTTTTCTTTGTTGTGGAGATAAAATACAATGGATTTATCATCCTGTATCTTTTCCGTCTTGAAAAATCCCATCCCTTGTGTCATTAATGCCGTAAGAGATTGAACAGCTTCATCGTATTTGCTGATTTTTTTGTCAGCCATTGCAGAGGCCTTTTGTATTGCTTTCGTTTCAGAAGTCACGTACTTACTGCTATTTCTGATTGCATTTTCGGCCGAACATTTCAGCGAAGTAAACCCGAGGAAGTTAAAAGTAATATCAGTCAAGATGGTTTTGTTTACTTTTCCGTTCCTGTCAATAACATAGGCAAGATCCATAAAGTCTGCAAGAGGATAAGAAAGATGTTCGCCGGAAAAATTCATAAATGATACGCCCGTAAGTTTTGCTCCGACTGTATTAACCAGTAAGCTCTTATCTTTGATTAGTGAATTCTCTATACTCAATATGTATCCCTCAGAACCATATGTGTACGTTTTTTCATTCTCTGTAGTTTGGATTCCTGTGATAACTATAGGCTCTACTCCTGTTGTCAGCCCAGTCTTCCACTGGGTTAAAAAGTGGAAATTATCAACCAATTTGAAATTACCATCATCCAAAATGTCACCGCTTGTATACACGTTCGTGGCATCCGTCAGAATGTATCCACTTGCTTCTTCCACATCCACGGAATGTACTCCAAGCACATTTCCATTTTTAAGCAAGAACAAATTATCTTTTTTCCCGATCAACTGATATGCGTTTTTTTGTTTTCTTTCAACGGACCTGTACATAATTCCATAAGAATCATCTGTAAGAAGTTCCAACCCATCATCAAACCATCCACCGTCAACATTCGAACCGCTTGAATATTTTTCGGAACTCCAATCCAAGTCATCGTAGTAATACTCGCTAATGTCTTCTGAGAATGTACCGCCAGACATCTCCGCATAAGTTGAATACTTTTCTGATATCATGTCTGTTTCGAACTGACCACCGTCATAATTCTGTCTCGGATCGTCAAACCATCCACCGTCAATGTCCGCAATATTATCAAAAAGAGACATATCATACTGTGAAATCTGTAAATGGTTATCTGCATTCATCCACGCATTCCCGCCAGCAATCATTGCAATCCATCCGATCACCTGTCTGTGAGTGGTATTTGTAGGTTTTTCCTTTACCATGATGTTATCATCAGAAAACGAGGTAACATCCATCTGCACACCACACGTTCTGCAAGAATCTTTCAGAATATCCTTTAAGCTGAGTGGATACGTTAAATGTGTGGTATAATCTCTGTCAAGTTTGTATGCATCGTCATAAGCCGAAAAGCTTACGGTATCCCCATAGCTTTCCGGGTCAATTACGGTATAAGTGCCACTTTTTATAGTCAGATCACCCATATCTGTGCTAATTGACTTGTACAATGTTATCTTGGCACCGAGAAAGCTATGAACTCTATATCTGTCATCTGCGTTATACAGCTTTACTGTAATTTTTCTGGACACAACATTACCGAGTGGCAAGCTTTGTGTACCAGCTCCATCAACAATGTTGTTGCCAGATATTAAAAATTCGGATCGGCCAAGATTTAACACTGTGCCATCTAAGAAAGTAACCCTTGCAGATGGATACCAGTCACTACGTCCGTATATAGCTTTCTTATATGCATTGCTAATGTGTATCATATTGGATTCACCCCGATTATGTTAAAACTAAGGGATTTGTACTTTTCTTCTCCCTCTTTTAATGTCCCGATATCTACACTTCCTTGTGTGACGTAAAACGGTGCTTCTCTCCATCTTCCGTAATACACGGAAAAATAATATAGTTGCACCTGTCTCTGATTTACAATCATCTGCAAAAGGTTTGCCATTTCCGATATACTTATGTCACTTCCCTCATAAGCGTAAGATTCTACCGTGAACATCGGTTCATTGCACATAACGCCACTCATTAATCGCTCTGTTCCCTCTGTAGAGGTAGTGGCAAAGCTGAATTTGAATGTGTCTGGCTGATGAATAGTCCGACCATTAATCTTAATCACTTGCTGTGCCATTTTACCTACCTCCCGAGTTCGAATACATTCTGTCCGTTGGACATCTGCATTTCTTTTGCTGTATTAATAAGCTGTTCAAGCACCGTTCTGCTGTCCAGATTTACCACAAGTTTTATCATTCCTGTACCTTTACCGCTTTCTTCACTTACGATTTTTCTTAACAGATTTTCCGGCATCTCCAAGTTGTTTCCTTTTGTCTGGTCACCAAGAACCGCTAAAAACGGATTTCCGGCCGGAATAACTGCCCCTTGTGCAAGATATGGAATTCTGGTGTAATTTGCATGGGAAAGATTAATTCCCTTACCGCCGATACCTGGAACCCAATCCGGTACTTTAATGTGATTCAGTCCGTCTACCAATCCATTAATTGCATTAATAATTGCTTGATTCAATCCATTAAATAGGGCGATAACCATATTTACAGGTGCTTTAAAAATTGAGTAGATTAAATTAGCAGCTCCACGGAGTATTTTTAGTATTCCTTTTAGCGCCATATCTACATTCCCTGTAAATACTCCTTTTAAAAATGTGACAAACCCAGAGCATATCTGTTTAATGCTGTTAAAAATCCCTTTAAAGCTGTTAAGAAAAACTTCCACTACATCTCCAAATACTCCGAATTGAGCGTGCCAGTCAGTGGCAAATACTCCTTTTATCCAGTCCATAAGATTTGACATTACGACTTTAAGCTGATCCCAGTGAGTAGCTATTAATATGATTGCTGCTATTGCTGCTGCTATTGCAATAGGAACAATGCCAAACGTAGAAACTACTTGACCGATAACGCCAATTAATCCACCGCCACCTTTTAAAATGTCAATTAATGTTCCTATGTGTCCAGCAAATCCAAGAACTGCGCTTGATATAGTTGCAATTAAAGGAACTATTTTTGATGTAGCAAACGCTGTAACTAATGCTGTCCCAATGGCATCAACAATCCACTGATGTTCACCGAGGAAATTAAACAAGCCAGCAAGTACATTAATAAGTGCCGGAAGACCGCTCTCTATCAGCCATGTAAGCATCGGCAATATAATGTTCGTATACAATCTTTCTAAGAAACTTCCAATAGCTTCTATCAGTGGTGACATAGATTCAAACAGATTCTTAATCGAATTAAGTAACGGGTAAAAGTTCAATGATCCCGCCCACTGAGCCGTATCCCACACAAGACGATTGATGATATCAAGTACCTTTTGGAAAGCATCTGCTATAGCCTGTATAATGGCCGTTCCTACTGCGTTTTTATTCCAAGCTATATCTAATTGCCTTGCGATGTTTCCAATCGTTGTAAGCAGTCCCTGTGCAATCTGTAACATGGTAGACAGTATCTGTGTACCTGTACCATTCGTCCAGACTTCCAACATACTACTGCCGACACTCTTTGCCAGTGTTCCAAGCTCCGATAATGCATACTTGGCCGCATCAATCGTGTTTTTCCCCTCACGCTCCCACGCTTCTTTGAACGGTTGGAATATCTGTCCCAGTACATCCTTGATTTTTTCAAAAATCGGCGGTGCATCTATTGGAACTTCTTCAAACATTTTGCTGATCGGTGTTCCGTTTGCACCGGATCCAGACGGTGTTGTGTCGGTATCCTTATTTGTCGTATACCGATTAATTTCATCCAATGGTGACAGGTAGTCTTTCGCTGCTTTTGTGGCTTTCTTCGTAGACTTGGCGGTCTTATCCAGACTGGCAGCATAATCTTTTTGCACTGCTAATGCCTTTGTGTACGTCTTATTCCCGGCAAGATACCCGAAAAACATTCCTACATAGGTTATGGCTGTGCTGATAAGGTCAATGAATCGTGACAGTATCGGTGTGATAACGGTTAGTATCGGACTGAAAGCTGTAGCAAATGCATTTTGCAATCTGATAAGGCTCCCCCACAAAGTAGATATATTTGCGTTTGTGGTTTTGGAGTATTGAGCAAGATTATTGAATCCACCTATTATTCCTTGCGTAAGAATGCTGATAAGTCGAAAAACGCTACTAAATAAAACAGACATCGTAAGCATTCTTCCAATGCTCATTCTTGCTGATCCGGCTGATTTGCCAGCGTCTTTAAAGGATCTGCTTAATTTCGAATTGGAATTTGCCGTCTTATTATTTGCACTGTTTACGCCAAAAAGTTTTTCTTTCAAAGACACTAAACCTGTACCATAACTTGCAAGTTTGTTTTTAATACCAGAATACGATGTATTTAATCGGTTCTGCATATCTGCAAGTTTTCTTTCTGCGGTCGCAAGTCTTTCCATGTCTGCCTGTGCTTCTTTGGTGTTCACACCAGTCGAAAAAGCTTTTCCAGAAACTTCCAGATCAATAAGCTCCGACCTTGCGTATTTAATAGTGTTCGCAAGTTCATCTATGTCATACTGCATTTTTTTATAAGTCGAAGTGTTCTTTTCCCCTCCGTTTGCTACAAAACGTTCCTGTGATGACATAAGCTGATTGAGTTTTGCTTCTGCTTTTGAAATTTGGTCGGATATTTCCTTGTATTCAGTAGTTGGGATACGCTGATTTGCATAGGATGCTACCTTTTGCCGTAACGATTCTACCTTTTGTTCTTGTGCGCTGTATTCGTTATTCAGTTTTGCAAAAGCATCTATTTGCTTGTTGATGGCGTTTTTCGCAGACGTTCCCAAATTATCCACCCTGTCTGCTGCTCTTCGCAATCCGGCTTCAATTTCTTGTGCGCCCGCCTTTACGCCATCAGTTCTGATTTTTGTGTTAATAACAATACTTCCATCTTCTGTCATGTATTGTCCTTTCTACCGCTAAATATTTGCGGTCAGCGGGTATCTCCGTATAATACCCGGTTAATTATTTGCGAGCCCGAATACTCTTCTTAATTCTTCTTTTTCTTCTTTGCTTCGCTCTGGTGTCGCTTTAAGGTCAACAAGTTCCTTATTGCTAGAATAGAATTCTTTTTCCCAACTATCCAATTTCTTCCCTTTCGAGACTTTTTCGCGAATGTTAGTGATAGTGCTGAACAGAGATTCTCCAATCTCCATGAAAAGTCCCATAAACGTCCACCAATGCAAGTACTCTTTCTCACGAATATCCTCATGTGCCACTTTATTAATGGCCGGAATCAGAATCTTTGCATCTTTTTTCCAATCCATAAGTTGTGGTTTTTTCTTATCTCCCTTAAATCCGCAGTCGATAAACTCTTTCGCCGTCTTTAAAGCTTCTTCCCAGTCTTCCGTTGGAAGATTATCAAAGTCTTCGTAGAATATAGCCAGAATCGTTGTGTATATCTCCAAGTTTTTTTCTTCCTCTGACATTCCGGCTACTATATCGGGATCATTAATAGCACAAAGAATGTCTAACACGGCTCTGTAATCTGAGCGTATTCGATATTCTTTGCCGTTTACGTTAACGGATTTCGGAAGTTTCCAGACATCCATTAGTTATGGTACTTGGCCACGTACTTATTTACACGGCGCTGTACCTTTGTTACGTTTGTGTTCAGTTTTGTTTCAATGACTTTTGCAACACTGTCAATTACAATTTCGAGGAAAATTCTTCCATCATCCATTGGCGAAAACGGTCCGAGAACCTGGAAAAATGCTTTTTCTGCATCTCCATTAATCAGATAAGACATTTTCTCTGAAATTTCTTTTTCTGCTTTTCTGGCAGCTTCAATGCTGTCATCTTCCGGCATCTTGTAATTTTTCCAAAATCGAACGACTTCTTCGTATCTGTCAACAATGTTAGTGTCAGTCGGTGCGAACACTATACTTCCAAGAGTTTCACCAAACTGGTTTTTGATCGGAATTTTGACTCGGCCATCATTTATCTTAATAACCAGTTCGCTATCATTTCTTTTTTTTGGTAACTTGTTGCTCATATTATTCCTCCTGTTAATAAAGCGTTACAGTACTTCTTTTCCTGTAGAAAGACTATGTGGGATTGTTCCGGCTGTAAATTCTGGGTTTCCAGAAGCGAGCGAAGTGGCACTTACATATCCCTCTGTCCTCTTTCCATCGGAAGACACCTTGAACGGAATGTTTACACCAGATGTATCTCCACCATAAGACTGAGGTTTTACCATAACCTCTTCGACATACGCAAGGTGGTTTTCTGCACTTGTATCTTCCACAAGGACTTCCAGCATAAGTGTTTTACAGTCCGCTCCTTTTAATCGTTTCATTGCAATATCCCTAATCTTCGGATACAGCTTTTTGTCCGGGTTTGCATAGTATGTATCTGCATCCATAGACGGTTCATATCCATTGTCTGTCGTTTTTGTCTGACCAAGAATGTTCTTCTTCGTCTCTGTATCCGGGTTCAGATCAACCGACATATCGTCGATGTCATCACCAAGGATTTCCCACGTAGCACTTGCTACTGTCTGTTTGAAGCTATAGTCCAAATAATGTGCAAGTGCTTCTCTACTAAGATTTCCCATATTATAGTCCTTTCTACCGTTAGCTTTTTACGGTCAGCGAACATCTTCAATTGATGTCCGGTTAATTAGTTCTTATGAATACATTTCTGTATTTAAGAGACATACTAATCACCCAGTCTTGAACATTGTTTTCGTAAATTTTGTCAAGGTATGATGGTGTGATTCTTGTAATCTCTTCTATTTTTCGTTCCTCTGTAAGTGTTGGGTAAGATGTAAGCCTATGCTTTTTGCCATCAATCACGACTGTTTGTCGTTCCAGCCATTTACCTACACTATCAAGAAATTCCTTTATATCCGCTTTCGTGTTCGGAGAATCACGGGATGTCCTATATATGATATAAAATGGGTAGTTGCAAAGCTGATTCACCTTGCCTGTTACCGATTTTTTCTCCTGTGCAATCACCGCACCGGATACCGGATAGAACGCCATTCCATCATCTTCTTTCAGAGTGGAGAATTTAAACACTTCTCCGGTTTCCAATCCAGGATACTGATTCAGCAAATCTTTAAGTGCATTTGTTACAATGTCGTATCCGTCAACATCGTATTTCACTGTTTTTTTACTATCCACCGCCTGCACGTTTCTTCACTCCTTTTACCCATGTATCACCAAATTCATCTTTAGCAGCATCAAACCAATGGTCTGTTGCAAAAGGATTTGGCACTTTCGAAAACTGGATATCACGGTCTGTTACCACCTTTTTCGCCCCCGGTCTTGCCCACGGCGAACCAGTTTCCGGATCTACCATAACTTTTCCCATGTACAGAAATCTTGCGTAAGGTCCATATCCGGCATATACTTTCCCGCTACCTTTCATGGATTCATTCTGCACACTAGTAGTATCAATCAACATCCCGTCTCTTTGTGGAATATACTTTTTTGTGCCTGTCCATACCTGTTCATCTAACCAAAGTTGAGCATCTTGGAATTGTTTTTCGAATCGTTCAAGATTCACATTCACTTTGATGTCAGCTTCAACTATCGAGATGTTTGGAAAATGGAACATTCTGCTACGTGCCATTTACTTTCCCCCTATCTCAAAATGTGGGATAAGTGTGTATGTTCCGACATTGGTGATTAAGAATACATTGTCGTAATTTTTGTTCATATAATCATAAAAGCCACCGTCTCTCCGGCTCTGATAGTCTTCGTCTGCTATCATCTTTTCATCATGTTCGCCCTCAATGAAAAAGTCACCGCTTGCAAATGTGACGGTATGTACAAGCGTATCGTTAATTTGTTTCGCCCATTTTTTAGGCTCAAGATACTTTTTGCCAGATACTACTTTTTCAGCGGATACCATGCGATACAGAACATGGAGCGTTGCCGTGTCAGCCGTATCAAGTCCTGTCTTTTCGATGTTTGCGGATTTATCAACAATGAGTTGAACACCTTTAATTACGGTCGGATACCAAAATATTTCATCCTTTTGATTCACATATTTGTTGAATACAGTTATGGTTTTGTCATACATTGGTACCACCTCTCGTTAATAAAACTTCTTACCGCATTTTTCACACTTCCATATGTGTCTTGTTTCTTTTATCCCGTTTCCGATATCTTCCAGATACGTTCCGGCATGGATTTTCTTTTTGTGTTTGCAAAATAATCTTTTAATAATTCCCATTGTTCAAATTCCTCTATATAGCAAGTACACTCCGTTATCATCGGTAACGTTAAAAAGATAGCTAACCGCTGCTTCGAGAAGTATTCTTTTCTCTTCTTGCACATTGGTAGCTGCTACGGTATACCGATTGCTCTGGCTGTTCCCGTTAGCGTAAGATATGCTTTCATTTCCAGAAGAAACAGAAGAGACGGTCTTATTTACGACCGTCCCATCTTCTCTCTGTATGGTTCCTATGGCATCCATAGAAGCTTTTTTAGCTTGCTCTATCTTGTACATTTCATCAGCTACTGCACATACAGCTTTTTGAACTTTTGTTTCTGCTCGCTCATTTTCTGGAAGCCCATCAACAAGGCGCTCCATCGTGTAGTTGTCTACGCAGTCACTGGCTCGTTCTACATATTCACGAAATTCGCTTTCTGGAATTGTTTTTCCGAAAAATTTTTTTGTATAAAACTTATAATCTGTGTACGCCATAGTGTTTCACCTAATTTTCCTACTTTCTTGGATTCGATCTCGTCTTTGGCTTTACGTCACTGACTTCTTTATATTTTTGTGGATTGTTTTCCATCAACTGAGCACTCGTTTCATGCTCGGTTGATAAGATTCTTCCTGTTTCCAAGTCTTCAAACCGTCTCATGTTTACTCACCTTTCTTGTTTTTGAAGATAAGGTCAGGCATTACAGATTTTGTTCCGTAGTGGTAAAAGAGTTCGATGCCATATGCTTCTGAAAGAGGAATCTTCTCAGCACTGTATGGTGTGGATTTAACAGGCTGTGCGATAGCTCCATCCACCATCACGATCACGTCAACGTCTGTCGGCATGTGCACGCATGAGAATGTTTTTACGCCATGATAAGCATAGAACTCTTCGTCAGCCACGCCAACACCCGGCACTGTAACTTTGTCCAGATATGTGCGGATTTTTCCGTAGAATTTTGGTGTACAGATCATGTTCATCATAGAACGTGGTACTCCGTCCACATATTCATTCTTGGTAGTTTCGCACTGCTGAATCATGGTTTCAGCCTGTTCCTCAATAGCTGTAATACCTGTCAGATCAACTTCTGTCGCATCTGTTCCGGCAACTTTGAAGAACTCAGTGTCGAGTTCTGCAATCATTCTAAGTGCATGGTTCGCTGTTCTTTTAGCGATAAGTCCCTCTACTCCGAGAAGAGATACGTCTTTCTGTTCAACCTCTTCTACGATTTCCTTATCTACATCAATTGGAATCGTAACCGGCTTTCCTTTTACTCCATCGCCTTTAGCTGCACCTCTGGCTGTTCCGTAATTCTTAGATGTCGCATTTGCAAATCTTTTTGCTTCTACGGTTCCGGCTGACGGATCACCGGAAAGTTCGGTATTCTTCATTTTCCCAGAAATAGTGTTCTTCTGGACGTTTTCAATGACCTTTCCATACTCTTCTGCAAGAAGCATTTTTCCGGTTGGGTCAAGTAACATGTTTAACGATGTAATTCTTGTTGTTTCTGCCATTTTTGTTCTCCTTTATTTTTTTAAGGTCAACGACTATCTTCTATCGATAGCCGGCTAACAGTATGGTTTTACCAAACAGTTCCAGGAACAAACGGCTCTGCTTTCTGTTCACTTCCACCTTTTTCCGTAGGTGTTGTGAATACCGGTGGTGTCTTACCATCCGTCACGAAAGCATCTTTCTGAGATTCTTTCAGCTCTTTCATGTAATCATCAAGACCAAGAATCTTTTCGCCCTCACGTTTCAGACCTTTATCCTTAATCATGTTGATGATTCCTGTTTTTGCAAAATCAGAACTGAATTTCTCGCCTGCAAGAGCCTTTGTCAGAACGTCATTGAAGTCTCTTTCTTCAATCTTCTGGTTGTACTCTTTTTCGCTGGCTTCAAACTTGTCTTTCCATTCTTTTTCTGCGTTCTCGGCTTTCGTCTTCCACTCATCACGTTCTCTTGTGATTGCATCGAAGTCTTTTCCCTCGAACCCGTCCAAAGTCTCTTTCGCTGTTTCATACTGCGTTTTAAAGTTGTCACGTTCCTGTGTCAGAGTTTCTACTTTTCGTGTCTGCTTATCATAGTCAGATACGCTCTTGTAATTCTCTTTCACTGCATCTTCGATTGTCTTTTTCTGCTCATCTGTAATTTCAAGACCAGCATCCTTGATAATCTGAATAATATTTTTCATGTTGCATATCCTCCTCAACGTCTCTTATTAACCGCTTCGTCTGCGGTAGGGATTCAGACAGATGAACCTCTGTCGGGGTAATCGGGACACACGGAATCGAACCGTGGACATAAGTCTTTTTTTAAAAGAGATGATTGTGACTTTTGTTCTACCATTGAACTATATCCCGTTAGTGGTTGGTGTAAGTGTTCCCTCTATACAGTTCCAACCACTGTTACGGCTATTTGACGGTCAATCTGTATATTATTCCGTAACTAACTCTATACAGAAAAAGGATAGTCGGAAATGAATCCATGCACCATACTGTGCACTATCCTTTGCGGATAAAAATTTATCATTTTATATTTTTAGGAGGTAACATAAGATGACGATTCCCCAAGTCCGCAACCTTAGGGGAAAGCCTAACGGGCGTTTGACCGCCCTTTAATCAGCATTCCGCTATTAGGCTTTATTGAAAGGAGGTGTATCAAGTAAGAAAAGAAAATGTCCTATGTGATTCACCGTATATATCGTAACATTAATATATATAGTACTCCGTACCCATGTTTTTACATTTCCGCAAGCTTCTTGATTTGCCTTTGAATCTCTTTCCGTTCTTCTGCAAAATCTGAATCCATCACCATAGAGGAAAGCATGTCGTACACTTCTACCATAAGTTTCCCGACACTTTCCATCAGTTTGTCTCTGTGCGCTTGATCTCCGTTCTGTTGATACATCTCTTTCGCCATAATGTACTGGTCGTATAGCGCATCAATGTTTTTATCGTACTTTCCGTTACTGTATTTCTTGATAAGGTTTTCCGATGCATCCGCAATCATCCCCGGTACGCTTTCACATTCCAAAGATTTCATATTGCATAATGTAGATGTAATCATGTACATTGCCTGTAAGTTAGACATATTCAAGTCTTTCTTTGCAGATGCTTTTTCGCGTTCAAGCTGGTCTTCCAAAATCTTTTTGATCTCGCTCATTTATCACACCTCGATTCCTTTCGTTTTCTTTTTGTATTTGTCGTGAATCTCCGACTGAATTTCTGTGATATATACCATGTCGTATCCTGTAGATATGAGGTCGTTAATCATACATTCTACAGTTTTTAATTCTTCGCTTACATCCTCTACCAAACATTCCACGAACATAGCATCAGCCACATGACCGTTTTCTCTTAGCGTGTGTGCGTACTGTTCGTACACTTCCTTTGTTTCGGATTCCCAATTGTGATACTCAACAAATCCATCTTCTACGGCTTTCTGCTTTGTGCTTTTCCCAACGCTTAACCGTTTGGCCGTTCGCCACGCATCCGGGATAACATTTACTTTTCCATCAAATTCATCATCAATAAGCTGATTGTGATGGCTTATAAAATATTGGCACACTTTCCTACGTTCCAAACTTTCCGCAATGTGCTGGTACTCATGCATCCGCTTAAAGCCTTTTAAGCCAAGGAAATCAAAGTAGTCCGCAAACTGTCCGTGCATCATGACCGCTCCGATAAACCGTTTATTGATTTCGGCAAAGATTTCTTTCGGAGTTTTGACATCTAGGTTGCTTTTAAAATCAATCATAGAAACTCACCCCTTTTCTATGAGAGCTTTTTAATGATGATATTCGCATCCTTAACCAATGTTTCGACTGTGCCAACGTTGCCAACCGATACAGTGACGCTACTTCCGGCCGGAACTGCAATCAATGTAGCTGCACTGACATTCTGATACACATTTGCCGTTGCTACTGTATAATCCATTTCCGTACCAGAAACCGGTTCCCCGTTCTGTTTGATAGATAACGCTACCGCTCCTATTGCAGATGCCGTAACGTTTCCGTTAAACTCAACTTCGACTGCCATCGGCAGATTTCCGCGGTTTGTGATTTCAAAAAGTCCACTGCCGTTGTCATGTGCAAGCCACCCTGTGTTACAAGCGCATCTACGGCTTTTCACTCTTGTTTCCGTAAATAATACATTCTGATTTGTTGCTACTGTCTGAGCGTTTTTAGCAATAGAATTTAACATATTTTTTCTCCTTTCTTAAAAAAAGAGAGCAAGCGCATGCCTACTCTCTTTGATGTTCGCAAGACTACTTTTTCGTAGATATGGATTCTTCCAACATGCTTATGATTTTGTTTTGGTTTTCAATTATTTTCAAAAAATACTTACTGTCTTGTTCGTGCAAGTGTTTTTCGATGTCAGAATTACTTGCCTGTGATAGATTACTGTTAAAATTCGCTATCTGTAAAGCAACTCCGTACACCGTCAGAAAGTCAAGTAGTGATATATCGTTCACTTACATCACATTCCCACTTGCACAGCAACCATTACCAAATGCGTTATATGCAAAGTATGGACTGCAAGACATATAAGCCGGTTTTGGTGTCGGTCTCACTGCATCAATAATGTTATTGGTCTGTGATACCTGTGAAATCTGCCAGTATGCTGTCTGCAAATCTCTGTCACGATCAGCAAGCTTGTCTCTCAAGTTCTGAATCGTGTTATCCTGGATTAACTGGCGTGTAGCCTGTCCATCTGCTAAGATGCTTTCTTTGATATCACAGCAACACTGTGCCATCTGTGCCTGCATGTTCTGTGCCTGTAATGCTGCATCATATCTACTCTGTAAAATCTCTTTCTGTGTGTTGCAGCAACACTGAGACTGCTGAGCCTGTAAGTTCTGCAAGCCGAGCTGTGTGTTATAGCGGTTCTCTAATACGTCTCTCTGTGTCTCGCAAGCTGTGTTAGACACATTCTGATTTGTGTTAAAGATATCTCTTTTCACGAATTCGTCAGAGATAAAAGCGTCCTGTGCTCCATTGTTGTTTCCCCATCCGTTACCGCAAAATAGGAAAGCAAGAATGATAATCCAGAACCATCCACCGTCACCCCACATGTTTCCATCGTTGTTTCTTGTGACTGCTGCTACATCTGCAGCACTAAGTGTGTTTAATCCCTCGTTCATGTTGGTTCTCCTTTTCTTTTATTTATCAAGACGTGTGCACTCCGTCCGGATATCACTTTATTTTATTAATAATGTCGTTTGGATTCATGCCATTTTGTTGGCACATCTCCATAAATACATCTTTCGGGTTTCTTCCTTGGCACATATCCATAGCCTTTTTTATGTTCGGGTTGCTCTGCGCCATATTCTGCAACATTGCTCCGGGATTCTGCGTATTTTGCATCATCCCCATCATTCTTTGAATCATTCCGAATGGACTGTTGCCACCCGGCATACCGCCCATCATTCCCATTAACGGATTACTCATGCGTCAGCTCCCCTTTCTGTTCTTCCGGCTGAGGTTTCAATGTATCCAGTAATTTATTGAATTCTTCTCTTGTCACGTACTTAGCGTCCATGTTTTCCGCTACAGGTTGTGGATTGTTCGCCTGTACCTCGTGGAATTCAAAAGCCTTAAACGTCACACTTCCCACACCGTCTACAGATTTCACATAGAAGTACGGTGCATTGTTATCCATCATCCAAGCCGTTGTTCCAGGCTGTACAATCTGATTTCTTGCCCCATCAATTCCGGCTACCTGTATCCAGTTCACGTTCGGCTGTGGCTGTGCCTTGTATTGCTGTTGAGCCTGTGATAAGTTGTCTATCCGTTGTCGTAATGCCATCTGGTCTTGCATATAAGCATCCTGTGGCATGTACGGTGTATATGGCATATATGGATTCATACTCATACCTCCTGTAAATTAGTATTTCTTGTTCTCTATGCTTTTATTTTACGCATAAAAAAGAGACCTTAACAGTTCGTTAAAGTCTCTAAAAAGTATCACTTATTCTTCTGTATAACGGGTGTTCGTAATCTTTCCGTACACATCTTCGTACAACTCCTGTTTATCCCCGTTGTATGTGTACTCTGCATAGATTCCGTCACCACTGATGTCAGTTGAAGCAAGGCATTTATAGTTCTGTAAAGTTTTGCAACTCCATACAATAAATACATTGCTTAAGTCAATTGTTTGAACATCATTAGGTCCCTTGTGAGGTTTGTCGCTCTTGTTGTACCATTCAACAAGTTTCTTTTTACATACGCTCTGAAAGTGATTCATTCCTGTGATAATCATGATTAATCCTCCTATTCCACAAACATCCAATCTTCTGCAAGCATATCAGTCTGAGACGGTGTCCACGGCACTTTATTTTTAGGCGCATAAGGATTTTCTGTCTGTAATCCAGTAGTGTTGATATATATGAACGAATGCGTCATATAATTGAATGCTTCAATAGTTGTTCTTGCTGTAACTCTGTCGTATTCTTTCACTTCTTCACTCAGTTCAGAATACGGAATCATATCCGGGTGATCTGTAACTCCCTGTTTTTTCTTTTCTTCCCACCATGCGTTATGCACTGCTTCTGCAATAGTTTCAAGATTGACTTCTGGCGAATACATTTCCAGATAGATTCCTTTACCATTCCAACCTTTACGAGCCACTTTAAGCCCTCTTTTCAGATAACGGATAGCATCACCGAATCCAAATGTTGACTGACCACCGAGAATACCGCAATTTTCTTCATCAGCAACCATCCAATCGTCTCTCTGTGTGTGCATGAAAGTATATTCCACTCTCTGCGTTTCACGGATATCAAGAATTTCTCCCTGTCCTTTGTCGGAATCCTTTGGTCTGCAATGAATCATAATCGTCTGCTTATCATTATCCCAACACCAGTAACCATTCCATCCAGGCAATTTTACTTTCGCACCCTGTTTCATTAATTCAAACGCTTCTTTAAAAATCATAATTATTCCTCCACTAACTCAAATCTGTACTTCTGCTTCACATCCGGGTATTTCTTCCTGTCTACCTCGCTAACAAACATTCCGTAAGGTCTGCACCACACGCCATTAGAGCATTCATAAACTACCTTGAACTGTCCCGGCATTTCGCTATCCTGTGCAATATACAGGACTTTCACTGTTTCGCCCTTGAAGTGTCTGTACACCTGTCCGGGTTCAACTTTTCTATTGCTCACTGTCGGCGGTTCGTCAGTGAAATACTTCTCGCATTCTGCCAAATCACAGTTCTCTCTCATAAGCGGATGCTTTTCGTCCAGCTTCTTAATCTCTGCTTTCTGTACGTGAATGTGCTGTCCTACAAGCGGAAATCCACAGCCATAAAGCATTTTCGCCTTAATGTGGTGTGGTTCAAGTCTGCCTGTCGGGTCTATGAGATATCCACTTATTTTAAAAATCTTAGGAATCATATAATCACCTCTTTGCACCTGTTATTTTATTGTGCTCTTCTTCAGATATTTGTTTTGTTCCAACTAAACGAAATGTATTAGTTCCAGAACTTGATCCGTAATGTGCTTGGAAATCTATTTTTTCTGTATGGACATTCGAAAAATCCACAAAAGGTTTTACAAATTCAGCAGTTTCAAAAACAGGAATATACACTATATGTCCATACTTATATTTCTTTCTTCCTTTTTCGTCAATAATCCAACCAGCGTTAAAACTTATTTCACCAAACCCAAGTACGCCCGATACTTCTTGACCAGTTGCTTCGATGTACGCTTTACAAGGTTTTACATCTTCAAGCCACATACCTATACCACCCTTTCAATCTTATCATTTACTCTTCTACTCAATCTTTTGACCGTAGACACACTCACATTCATTTCTTCCGCACAGTCCTCTAAAGGCATAGCTTTAGCACGGAGCCGGAACAGTTTCAATTCATCCGATGTGAAGTTGCATTCTAACTCAAAATAGTCAAGTTCTGGTCGTGTAAAAGAGTATATTTTCATAATTCCTTTGGTTTCTTGTCCGTCATAGCATTTACAAGCTCTTCCCGAGTTTTTTTTAAACCCTCAATGTTATTTCCTGTGATTTTGTTTTCGATCAAATTAAACATACTTCTCATTAATAGATTCATATCATCCCTCGTATTCCTTATGTTCTTATAATCGTTATCAAGTTTCTGATTAATCCCTGTGATAGATGTTTCAATATTCGTTATTCGCTTTTCAATCTGTTCTATACGGTTGTCCTGTTTTTCTTTTGGTGCTTTCCATGATTTGTACCACCCGGAAAGCACCGCAATAGCACCGCCGACAACCGATATAGCACCGCATATAGCAAGTATCTGTGTTATTAGTTCCATATGTTACGCTCCATAATTCAATCCGATTCCGGCTTGCCTGTATATCTCTTTTCGCATTCTCTCTTTCAGTTCCTCTACATCAATAGTGATTGTCGTGTTTTCTGCAACCTTTACATTTCTGTAATCATGAGCATTTAATACAGGTGATGCCATATCTTCAATAATTGGTGAGATATTAGGCGTAAGATACGCTTCTTTCTGTAACCGCTTATTCTTGCACTTGTCCTTAAACGGACACTCTCTGCACATTTTTGCCATTCTTGTCAATCCACTCATTTTACATCACCTTTCGCATTAAGATATCTCTGTGCTGCTTTTGCTGATCTCACAGCCTGTGACCTATCCCACTGTGCTACCCGTAAACGTTCCGAATATTCTTTAAGGTTATTATCTTTGCAGAACTCACGGTATTGCTTGTTCTGCCGTCTCAGCACCGCTGATTTTCGGTCGTACATCTGTTGCAATTCGAATTTAAGCTTATCATCTCCGCTTGCATCTATAGCAGTCTGCAAATTCTGAATCTCTCTCTTGCTGTTGCGAATGCGTCTTTCCATAAGCCGTTGCTTTTTCGCACGCTCTTCCGCTTTGATATTTTCTTCACTCGACAGATTGATATCTGCATACGGATTGTTTTCACCGTCACCGGATCCGAAAGAGTGTCGACAGTTCACGCCACACAACCCTGTCACCGTTCCGTATCCTGTTGATGTTCGGAAGTCCGAAAATCTTTTGTCTTTGCCTGTCCGGGAATAGAATTTTCCTTGCCACCAAAAGTGGTTCGTTGGATTGTTGCCACCATCACCAATTCGTGCGCCCACATGTGCAGATACTAAGATGGTATCCCATTCTAATTCTTCCATTCGTTTTAGTGCGATTGCTCCGGCGCACTGGCTTATCCCTGTGCGGACAGTCATCATTGTGGCTGATTCTATGCTCATTTCTCTACCGGACGGATACGACACTTTAACACCTTGCTTTATCATCCTGTCAACAGCATTTCTGACGGCTTGTGTATATGATACAGCACCGCTTGATGCCATGCGGTAAGCGGTGTCGACCTCTTTCAGAAACAACTTCTGTGCTTCATCTGCCGTTGTTCGTGTAAGGTTTCTCCATTCTCCACACGTAGCGTTATAATCTCTTTCCAGTATCCTGAGCAATGCCGGAGATTGCAATAAGGGCGTAGGTGATAGTCCTACCGCCCTATATATCGCATCGTCTCTCTCGATAGCTTTTATTCCGGCTTCTTCAAATGCGCTTTTAAGTTCTCGCTCTTGCTTCTTCGTTTTGTCAGCAATCTCTTTTTGTATGTCTTCCAATAAGTAGCCGGATTCCTGTAACACCTGTATCTGCCACCTGTCTGTAGCCGTAAGGAGATAATCTTCCCCACGTCCTATACGTACCATTATGCGCTCAACGATCATGTCCATGATGTTCCGATGCATATCAGAAGATATCTTTTCAGCCCCCTCGGTCACACGAAAGAGATATTCCGGTGTAAGCATTATTTATCCTTTCTGTTTGGAATCTTCGTTATCAGAAGCAGAAAAACGCAAATAACAATAATATTAATAGTACTTGTTGCCATGCTTATTCATCCTTTCCAATCTGCTTAATAATCTGATTGACGTATGTACTAAGTCCGGCTACAAGAATTCCCTGTACGATAGCCGTAAACAGTGCCATAAAAATATTCTGCATTCCAGACAGATCACAAGTTGCAATCACATACATTCCGCAAATGGTAATTCCAATACTGCCAAGAATCAGCGGGATGTCCTTATCCTTAATCCTCTGTGAATTCTTTAACCACATACCGATAAAATACAGCGCAATAGATACTACCACCAATTCTGGTTTTACATAATTTATAATCTGTTCCATTTTTTAGTCCTCCTTTACAGACATTATCATTTATCTTTCCGATTGACGTGTCCCCTTATATCTCTTCCCATCCATACACGCCTGGTTCCCAGACGTTGTTATCCGTGGTGCTCTGCCATGTCTTGCCGTTGTGCGTAACCTTATCGCCCTTGGCATATGGATTCGTGCTGTCCGGCTGTTCCCATTCTGGCACTGTACTACTATCCGGAATAAGTACCTTGGCGAACAGAGACGGTGCATCCGGTGGTGTCCAATCTGCCTGACTGGTGTGAGCGGTCAACACCTTGTAAATGGTGCCATTGTACTCCAATCTCTTACCGACTGCATAAGTTTTCCCGGCTCCCCATTTCTCCACAAAGTCTGGATATTCAAGAATCTGTTCATCTGCCATGTTGGCGGTCTGGTTCTCTAACAGTTTCCGCAACTGCTCTGCTTGTTCTCTTGTCACTGTACCACCCCCATTATGATATTGAGTGCTTCTTCTGCACTTAAGTCCGGCTCTGGATAGACTGGGTCATCTACCAATTTCCACACCTGCCTAATCTCGGTCTCTCCATCTTCCCACTCTGATTCCCAGTGCTTGCCCTCTGTTACCTCAATAGGCATATCTACGTACACCACCTGTTTATATCCCAACTGTTCCAATTCTTCCGGGAGCGGATTGTTTATTGTCTTGCCATCCAGTGTTATCGTTTTGGGTGCACTGTGCAAGAATCCGCTTTGTAATTTTGCATACATTTGTTATCACTCCTTTCTAACTTTTATCCAATCTCCATCAAAGCATGGTGCGTTGATTTCTCCGTGTTTTAGGTTACTATTACTTCCAACCCCGACATACAATGTTCCATATGCAGGAATAGTTATTTCTAAGCTTCCTGTTGCTACTGATAATTCTACATCTCCTGTTTTAGTTCCGTATAACATATACGAGCCGCCACATTTGCGCATATCGTAGAAATATTTACTCACCGTCCTAACATTACTCCATTCGATATAATACTGTTCTCCTCGTTTTACATCGAATACAATAGCCGGACACCGCTTACCATACCAAGCTCCGGTATCGGTAAGGTAAGCTTCATAGAGCCATTCGCTTGTTTCTTCTTTATTTCCTAATGTTCTCCGTCTTAACATATCAGCTCACACTCCAATTCTTGGATGTAAGTAATCCCTCTAAAATTGACACCTCATATACCTTGTTCGCGTCGACCGAAAAATTGCCGATATTGACATTGGATGGATGTACCACCCTTGTGGCTGTAGAGCCAGAACGAAAGATGAAATGCACCTCTCCTGTTCCCTCTCCAAACGTGTATGTAAGACTTTTCATCTCTGGGAATACGTATAGCTTGTTAGGTTCGAGCGTTACTGTGGTGTCTGTAGCAAGTTTTTCTATTCTTTCGATGCCACCTGTCTCGATTGTGATTGCAATGGCTTCGCTTCCATCATATGTGTGTGCTTTACCGCCATACGTAATTGTTAAAGCTTGTGGATTTGGAAGTCTTGTTGGCACTGTGGGGATTGTTGGCTTTCCGTGTAAGTCTTCATAGTTGCCAGAAAAATCACTCTTGTCATTCCAACTCTGTTTTTCTGTGTCTGTAACTGTTCTGTGTTCTGCATCATCCTGTAGATCGGACAGATTTTTCGGAATTTCCGTTGTGTCCGGCAGTGCTCCGACTTCTTCTGCGGTATAAGTAGGCTTTTCTTCCTCTTTTGCCCATTCTGGTACCGTCGGATCTGTTTCTTCTATAGGATTCTTTTCCAGATAGCTTTTTACAGATTTCTCTATCTGCTCTTCAGAAATAGGCTTTTTCTCCAATGTGTCTACTCTGGATATAAGGTCAAGAATGACATCGGCGTGAGTCTCTTCAATCTCTGTATCCGTGTCTATCGTCTCTTTAGCCTTTCCGGTAGCCGGACTGGTTCTGAACACTTCTACTTTATCTTTGTTTTTCGCTTCTACCGCAAAATATATAGATGTATCCTCGTTTGCATCAAAGATGTGTTGTTTTAGTTCCCATGAAAAAGTGATATTCTCCCCGTCTACTTTCACATCTTTTACGGTATATTTCCCCGGCAAACCTTTTGCAGTATAGTAATTTACGAAAATGTAGCAGTCAGACAAGTCGACATTATCTCCTACGATTTTCGGACATTTGAAATGTTTTCTCTCTATATTGCCCTCTCCGTACACTCCAAAAAGTTGTTCGCTTTTGGGGATTGTAATTTTTCTTGTTGATGGGTCTATGATAAGATATTCCATTTTGGTTCACCTCTTTCCTATTCTTCGTACAATCCACTGTCCGGCTTATTCTGTTCCTGTGCTTCTTCAATCATTGCTTTTGCTTCTTGTTCTGTCATTCCCTCGAATTTCACAAAATACATCCATGCCGGAACCTTGCCCTGTACCACATAGTTCCACCACCGTGCACGATCATCTTCTAAGTTGTATACAAGGTCTTCAAAATCGCATGCTGTTTGGTAGTTCGTTGCCGGGATAGTTCCATTCGCTGTGCCAACTGCGTACAGGATATAGATGATTCTGTGCAGTACTCCGTCATGATTCTTTCCGTCCAAAATGTTTCGGAATGCCTGGATAGTATGCAGTGTACGTCTATCGTCAGATTCTACCTGTGTTGCTGTCTGTATGCCTTGATTCTGGTCGAAAGAGAAATATCCGTTTGAAAATCCGCATTTGTATCCGATGATGGATAGCAAAAAGTTAATTCCCTCTACACGCTCAGTTACTAATAATGTCGGAACGTGCTCTTTGATGCTATCTTCGTTCGCTCCCATTTCGATACCTTGGATAAATCTCGGCAATTCGATGGAATATTTGCTTGCGTATTCAATAGCTGTCTGCGGTACGTAAGTAATATGCCTACTGTCTTCCGTTTCATCTCCCATCATGTTTAATGCAATGTCAAGCCATCTCAATTCCTCAATGCATTCCGAAAATGCCGGGACAGTCAGTGGAGATTCCTTGTCAATCGCATTTGCATAAGGATTGCGCCAGTAGACGAACAGTGGATATTCTAACCCATGTACGTACACTTCCGGCTCAATGTCTTTCCATTCATCTACCCTGTCAAGCGTAATCTCTGTACCGATCATATCTTTGTTATCTGATTTGAAAGCCTTACTGGATATATGGTATACACGTTCCAGTCCGACATCCTCAAATCTGTGATACTCAGCTTTTGTGTAGTATTTGTCATCTTTCTTAAGGTAAGAGAAGAAGATAGCTGCTAACGCATCCCCGTCTGTGTTGGTGTCTGTAATCAAAAAGTAATCCGGATCCAAAAACTCTACATCATCACCGTTGCTCTTTACCATAATCCCACAGGTCGCACAGCTTCCCTCTTGTTTCTCCTGTAACGTGTTCATTACGCTATCAAATCTCTTTTTCAGTTCATTATTCCCTGTAATCTGTATATCTGCATTGAACAGTGTGAGGTTTGCTATCTCACGACAGATCACGTTTGAAAACCTTGTCGGCTTTATCCTCCCGGTACACCAATACGGAATACCAGATCGCATGTCTTTATACTTCGACAGGGCAGTATCCATATCAGATGACCGCCCCGTTTCTATTCCGAATATTTTTTTTGTATCGTTTGCCTTAAACATTTTATCCCACACCGCCTTTATCTTGTCTATAATTCCCATCTGCTCACCTTTTCCTACGCACTCTGTCCACGTCTCATAGATATCGGACTAGTAGCATATCTCAATGCATCAATCCAGTGGTCGTTGCCGTCTGGATAATCTGCTATTACTTCACCATTGCCATCTCGCTCATGTTCATACTCTATAACCTCTTTGTACAGTCTTGGTGTCCGTCTTGGGTCAATCACCAATGTACGGCATTGCAGCCACTCAAACGTATACTTCCGGCTACCCGGTGTCACGATTGCTTTACGTGCCGGAAGTCCGGCATCTCTAAAGTCAACAATACTCTCTTCCTCATCCACTCCACAGTAGATAGCAAAATCATCATATCCCTTTTCTTTGATCTGTCGTGCCATCTCGCTGTTCCTTATTTTGCAACCACCCAATTCATCCAGTGCATATACTTTCTGTTGGTTTGGAACATAAGCAACACGTAAAAATGCTTTCGGGTCTGGGAACCATCCCCAGTCCTCACCCTGGTAGATAGATTGCATCCTACTTATCTCTTCATCAGTGATTTCTCTGATCTCTAAGAGTTCAAAAATATTTGTTCCAAGTCCTACAGGGATTCCAAGATACTCATGCTCATAAGCTCTCGGGTTTGTTTTTTTCAGATACTCAGCATCATCAATGAATTGTTGTCCTAACCATTCTACCGGAACAGATCTATAGTCACTCTTATGCCTTAAGCTGTCTGCTCTCGGCTCTGCTACATACTTATTCGCCCAGTTGCTGTTGCTGATCGGTGGATTGAACGATTTAAAAACAACGAATTTTTCTCCACCACGAAGAACAGACTGTTGTGTCATTCGTACCTCTTCCATTCCGGCAAATTCGTCCAATTCCTCAAACCACAGATATTTAAAATATCCTTTGCTAATCTTTATGGATTTTGTCTTTTTCGCCTTATCCAATCCACGGAAGATTATCTTCTGTCCTGTCGGTTTATACACATATTGCATGGGACTTAGGCTTGATGTCCATTCGTCTGATGCTCCAAGTGCATCTATTCCCCATGCGATCTGTTCAAACACCGATTCTCTTAGTGTATTCCCGACTTTTCGGAATACAACCGCATTTGAGTGTATGCCATTAACTGCGTCTTGCATCATTCCAAGTGGTATCTCTGTACCGACAAACGAAGATTTAGTCGAACCTCGGCCACCGGACAAATCATAATACGTATGTTTTCCATCTATGATGTCCCAATGTACGCCGTAAAAAGCCGGAGCTATCACATCTGTAAGCTTAATCTCCCCCATCTGCGTCCTCCGGTTTCGGAATGTTATTTATGATTGTGATTCCACCAGTATCTTTTTCTTCTCCATCGGCTTTCTCATACCATCTCATGAGTTCACGCCCGGCAGACAGGCGGTCAGATATAGTAGCATCCAAATCAAACTGATCTTTCACTTCACCGCGCATGACAGATGAAAAGAATCGGATGACTTCTTCAAGGTCGGCTGTCTTCTCGGTCTGTATCTCTTTCATTCGTTCAGCAATATAGGCTTTTACGTTAGCATTTGTTAGCACTCTGCTTGCGTTCGCCCTAGCTGTCGCATCGTTTTTTATGCTTTTATACACTGCTTTATAAGCTCTTGCCCCGTTCAGATCTGTCAGATATTCATCGCAAAACGCTTTCTGTTTCGGAGTGAGTTCTTTTCCTTTCGGCATCTACCCACCCTCTTTCATATATCCATTCACACTACTCACCGCCCTTGCCTGTTCTACACAGTTTCTTTCTAAGATTGCTGTATCTGTCTGTAATGACATCCAATGCAATGTTGAGTGCTTGTATTGTTCCGTTCTGCCTGTTGTGTTCTTCTACCAGTCTCTTATTCTTTTCAATAAGTTCCTGTACTTCGCGCAGTGCCCGTTCTCCGACAGCCTTTGCGTTTTCTACCTCTTTTTGCAGATACTCATTCTTTTCTTTCAGCTTTTCGTTTTCTTCTTTGAGTTCGTTTGCTCTTCTCATAATCGGAGCAATGTCGCTCTCTGGTATTACATCTGCCGGAATTATCGTCTTTTCTCCAA